GACGCGCTTCAGAACAACCCGTCGTTCCTCAAGAAGATGAAGTCGGTCTATTTTGGTTTTGATAACTTGACCCCTGAGCAACAGTTGGCTGAAGTCATTGTCAAAATTGCCGAAGGGAAAGTTTCCCTAGCCGAGGCTCCCGCTACTATTGCCGAGTTCATCGAGCAGTTCCTTAGCTACGTGTTGGGTAATCGGGCTATCTACGGGGAACACGACCTCAACGTCATGGTCAGCCGCCTCGTTGTTCAGATGCCGACATCTACGGTCCGCCTATCTGAAACCCAGATCGCTAGGGCATGGAAAATCGTCAAAGAAAATGAGGGCTCGACTGGCTGGGAAGGCGAAGTCGCCAAGGCCGACGAAGCCCGCAAGAAAGCCGCGTCCGAACCCGCGCCTAAACCAGCACCCGAAGACGAGGGCGGAGACCTTAGCGACCCTGATGCCGATGAAGCTAACCAGCTTAAGCGTCCGCCGGTTTACGTGGACGAGGAAAAGGGCACCATCGAAGTGGCGTGGGTCAACCCCCAAGGAGAGACCGTCTACGCGGTCGGCCAGTTGGAGGACACACCCGAAATGGACGAGGAGGGGTTTCCGGCCACAGAGTTTAAATGGATCAGTTATCACAAGGGATCTATGCAGGGTCTGCTGGAAGAACGCAAATACACCTACACGGCGGTAACGAAGCCCACGCACAATAAAATCCAAAAGTATGTCGAGGGAGCTTATGGAGGTTCATGGGTCGAGTTGTTCAAAGCGGCTGCCGAGAATGGAGAACCACTGCCTGAGCCTAACTCCGGCTACAAAGCCCCGCCCCAATCCTCCAACCAGCCCAAGTATGTTCTGGTAGAGGAGCCATGGGTCATGGACGGGGAAGAGCCTACCGTTCACAGGTTCACGGATGACAAAAAAGGTCGTGCGGAGTTCAAGGACTACATCAAAAACACGGAGGCCACGCGGGCTGAGGCTGAGGATGCGCTTTACAGAGCCCAAGACGCCGAAGAGTCCGGTGATATGCTCATATTTGAGGAGGCAGTGGCTATCTTGGATGGGCATCTTGAAGTGCTGAAAGACCTCGACACGAACTTCGCGGAGCGGGCGCAGGATCAATTTAATAAGGACGTAGCCGCTGCCGAGTTTATGGCCAAGAAGGCAGCCGAGGGGGAGGTTCAGCCACCGCCGAAGCCTCAGTCCGGAGTGGACGTCGGTGAAGACGCCAATCGTGACCAACCTGATCCGGAGGCAGACCTTGCTTCAGTGGAGGCCGCCGCAGCAGCGGAGGAAGACGAAGCGGCCAAGGCGCTGGCAGAGGCCAAGGCCAAGGCCAAGCGGTTCACGCTCGGGACTGGCCCAATCAATGTTCCAGCCGCTGAGGCCGGTGACTTGATTCGTGTGTATGATATCAACGGACGCCCCGTAGCCGATGGACTCTTTATCGGGTATGACGGTGAGGCAGATAAGGTAACCGGATTACGGAACCTCTACTTTATGACCCTTTCTGGCGTGGACAAGATGATGCCACGAGGCTACACGGCCTACCCGATGACCATGCAGGGCGAGGGAGCCGCGCCGGGGATCGATCCGGAGACTGGAAAACGCTATCCCAAAAAAGCGGGGGTAAACACCAGTGGTATCCCGATTCTTCTTCATCGAGATATCCAAGCGGATATGGATCTGCGGGCTCAAGAGGCCAAGATGAATCAGCATCGCCGTGAAGTAGCGAGCAAACGGAGGAAACGGAAGGCCGAGCAAGCCCGCCGAGTCAAGTTGTTGGGGATCATTGAGAAGATCAGCGACAACCCGAAGAACGAGCGGTGGACCTCCGAGTTTTTTGAGTCCGAAATAGCCCCCATCGAGAAGGCGGCAACCAACCCGATCCACGGGGACGGCGAGATGACCTTTGTGGATGACATGGCGCTTCCGGCCAAATTCACAACGATGCGGCGCACTCCCGCAGCCTTCATCAAGCATCGAGATGACCTGCAAGCGTGGGGATTCGGCAAGGCTGACCTTGCTCTCAAGTATTCTGCCAAGGGCGAGCATGAAAACGCCGCCAGAGTGAGGGCGCAGTCTTATCGGGCTGCGGACCTCGTGACCTTGATGGACAAGGTAATTCAGAAATACGACAGGCAGTTACCAAAAGAGCAACAGCGGGGCTACGACCCTTTTGCTCGCGTGAACCCACGGGATATCGAAGGACGCACCCATTACTTGGACCCCTCGATATTTGAAGTCGACGAACTTGGTCGCCAACAGTTCCGAGCCGCTGAGAAGCTGGTCGCCTATGGCTACCCCGTCAGGGCATCCAACAATGGGGCCTACATTCCAGCCCACAAAGGGCGGGTGAATGGCCCAACGTCATACGACCACATCAACAACGCTGTCGCTGAAGCGATTCAGCGCCGCTTTCCGGTGCTGCCCGCTCCCGAGGGGAGCCGCTCCATAAAAGGTGGCGCAGTGCTGGTTGGAGAAACCCCGTTCTTCGATAATGACCCCGTCCACATGAGGGACTTGATCGAGGCGGGCTTCAAAGAGATCATCGTCCCTGCTGATTTCCCTATGGGCTTGATCAATAAGGCGATCCGGACTCGTAAGACTGTCGGGGGCCGACTGGCCGTCGTGGACGTCCTCGCGCTTGTTGAACAGAAGGACAACAAAGGCAGCCGCGAGTCAGTTGTTCGCCAACCCAAGGAGGTGATGAACGAGGCGGAGTTGAACTTCGACGAGACCAATATGGCCTTCGCGATCGCGGGGTCCATGCGGGGCGACCCGAACATTCTGAAAACGCAGTTCGTTCCCGCGTTCAAGTATGATGCAGAAGCCGCGAAGATCAAAGCGGACATCGAAGAACGGAAGCGCGTTGAAGATGCAATAGCACGGGGGGAAGATCCTGAAGAGGAGGGCATTGCCCAGAACAAGCAGAAGCGGGCTGCTGATGAAGTCTACGATATACTTGGGAAGGGCAAGAAGAGGCCCAAGAACAATAAGATGCAGATCGACCGCACGCGTCAGAAGACGATGCACGAGGCGATCTTGGAGATCGATGACGTATACAATGAGTATGTGCGGACCATGGCGTTTGAAGTGGACAACTTCACCATCGTTCCAAAGCTGGTGTCGATGTTAACTCAATTTTCTCCCATCCGGTTTAACGACCCACGGGTTGAGGCGAGGGATCTTATTTCAGATGCAGCCATTGCGTGGCGTGGGGAGATGGAAGCTGAATTACGCTACTTCCAGATACGCAACCTGATCGACCCGCACATCACGGGGATCGGCGAAAACGCTAAACTGAATGACCGGAATGGCGTTAAGGCCGCGGTCAATAAAGTCGTCAGCCTCATGTATGGCGTCGACGGTGCCGCAGATTTGGAAGACGCAGCCTCCCGTGTTCTGGCCGAGCGAATCTATGGTGCTCTTGGATACGCCGACTTAGTGCATCGCCCAGCTGATCAGGTAGGAGACATGAAGGAATTGACCTCCATGCCCGAGGCGGAGAGGAAGAAACGGATCGCCGAGATGGAGGCCGCGAACAGGGAAGCCGTATTGGCAAAGAAGAAGCCACCCCACTCGCAGAATGATATCGACTCACTGGTGTATGTCCTGCCCAAGGCGGAGATACAAGCGAGGGTTGCCCAACTTGAGGCTGAGAACAAGGCGGCCCGAAAGGCCAAGAGAGTTCCCCCTCATACTCTGCCTTTATTGGATGATGAGAATCTGCCCATCTACAACCTGCGTGAGGCGGTCCTCATGTTCCTCAACACGAAGATCGTCCACCGTAGCCCTAACCAACTGGCCACTCAAAGCCAGATGGCTAACAGGGTGATGGCTCGATACACTAAGCAAGCGACGAATAACGGCCTCTTCAACCGAGCGCGGAAGATGCAGTCGATGAACTCGATCGACGAACAAGGGCGCACGCCTCAGTTCCTCGATAAGCAGTATGAGGATGAGTTGAATGACCTGCAAATAGTTTCGGCGGCGACTCAGGAGCGGGGTGAAGAGATGTCCCCCGACATGAACAACCCCGAGGTTATTGCGGACGATGTCAAAAAATCGCTGGATGAGGAAATCATGGATGAGATCAAGGCTGCCAACTCTGGCAGACTGATGCTGCCAGCGGATGAACATATCCCTACAGCCCTTCAAGAGTTCTTCGGAAATGATAAAGCGGTTTCTGATATCGGGTCGAGCATCGTCGCGTTGACCCTCGCCGAGGCGGAAGCGGATTTTGATATGCGGAATGCGCTGATAGAGCTTTACATCGCGGGGCCACGCTACGGCTTAACCCCTGCGGAAGGAGATCCCATCAACTACAAAGACATGACCGCAAGTGATCTGCTTAGCGGTCTGGCCAACTGGTATGTCAATGCCAACTGGGAGGAGAACACGGATATCCTAGAGTTCCATAAGAAACTTAACGCGGTGGACTCACAAGGATACCCCGTGATGGAGTCGGCGGAGCGAGTGAGATCCATCCTGAACATTTTGGCCGGTGCCGAACTCGGGGTGGCGAGACGATCCCGCAGAGGTGCACCAGCCGTGGATGCAGATGGCAACCCCGTTCGCCGCCGTAAACCAGAAGCGATGGTGAAGGAAGAGGTTTGGATAGACGACGAAGTCTACTACCCAACTATCGGGCTCACTGAGAAGATCATCAGGCCCGTCGATGTTGAAACGGATGAGCGTGCCGACCCTGTAGGGGCTGAGTTCCGCGATGAAGCGTATGAGAGACGCCTGAAGAAGGATGAGAAAGTGGCGAAGGCTAATGAGGATGAGGAGTTCATTGGCTTCGCGGGGAGGGGATTACATAAAAGCGAGGGGGTTGACGCCGCCGCAGATGAGTCGGTGATCCGAGTCGCCAAGCTACTGGGTATCGAAAAGGTGACCCCCGCCATGAGGCGCTACATCCTGAACAACCTGTCGCAACAGGTTCGGAATGTGCTCCACTCCAAGTCATTCATCTCCGCTAAGGAGCGAAGTGCCTACGCGACCAAGAATATGAAGGAGGCGGACAGCCTCGGGTTGGTGAACGGCGACACTAACTCGGTGTTCGATGCCTTCGCTAAGATCGCGGATCACAATTCGTCCTACCCACTGCCTCTGAGGATGGCAGCACGTATCCTGCTGATGGCTAAACCACTTATGGGGGATGTGAAGTTCTTCATGCGTAGCCTCGACGCGGACGTTGCCGGTGAATACAAGATCGGTAAGTCAGGCACGCCGATGGTCATGCTGAATATGCGCGGCTCCAACGAAGAGTCCCTTGGTTCCGTTCTGATCCATGAGTTCCTTCACGCATTCCTGTCTGGAGCGATCAAGTCGGATGGCAAGGGGCTTAACCCAGCCCAAAAGGCGGCCCTGAAAACCCTCCAAGCGGTGTTCGATGAGGCTAAAGCCTCAGCAACAACGTCAGGGGAGATCGACGACCCGCGTTTGTCCGCCGGAATGGCAAACTTGGATGAGTTCGTGACCTATATGTTCACCTCGACCATGTTCCAAGCGAAACTCCGGAACGTAGGCGAGCAGTCGACTACGGAGCCCTCCATATTCCGCCGAGCGATCGATGCGATCCTTGAGTTCTTCGGGTTCCCGAAAGAAACGCGACAGGACGCGGCCTTCAAAGCCCTTATCGATCTGTCGTATGCTACACTTAACCCCGAGCCGCTCACACTGGAGTCGATCTTTGCTGAAGCCGGAGTCCAAGCCGCCGATGAGATGGCCCGACAGGTGGCCCGTCGTCGCCTCTTTGAGGAGATGCGCCGGAACACTGATGACGGAAGGGAGATCACCGAGGAGGAGATCCGAGAAATGGATCGCGCCGATTCGGTCGTCAAACAGAACGGTGGGGTAACGCCGGATGCGTTCCGCCCGACAATCGCCGCCCGTGAGAAGTTGGACCGTGCCATTGGTATGATCGTCCGCGCCCACGGCAAGGTGCCCGACGAGGTGACGATCGAGATATCCCGTGAGCAGGAAGGTGCCGCGTGGACCGACGCGGACGGAGTCCTCTACATCAACCCTGACTCGTGGTCCGATGTCATGGACACGATCCCCGAGGAAGGTCGCCGCGATGTTGCCTACGCTATCGTGGACGAGGAGCTTCGACATATCTCCTCGATCAACGCCATCCCTCCCAAGATGATGGAGGAGTATGTCGCCGCCACATCAGATGCGGAGCTTATCGCGACCGCTCGCGAGCACCTCGACCCTGACTTTGAGTTCTCTACCGATCCTGTGGCCGCGGATATGCAGCGGAAGGCGATCGCTGAGGAGAAACTACGGAAGCGCAGCCAAGAGGTCATGAACGGGGTCACGACTGAGGACGTCGTGAACTTCTGGAGGTCCAACCCTTCAGGCCGCGAGGTGCTGGCTCACTACATCAACCAGATCATCACCCGTCTTAAACGGAAGATCAAAAAGTCCGGTAAGCCGACCTTGCTGGAGGGCAATATGCTGATCCTGTTGGAGGCCGAGATGTCAAACATCCGGACTAATTGGAAGGCGCGGCAGCAGGGTGGGCCGGTATCCATCGACGAGTTGGAGGGTCAGGTATCTCTTCTGTTCAGCCAAGTAAGCTCGAAACGTTTGGAAGAAGCGGGGCCAGAAGGGGCCATCGAGGATGTGGATTACGAACCACTTATCGCCGAGCACGTTCATGAGGGTCACCGCCCTAACTTGGCTAACTACGGGGGCGAAGTCGACCCGACCCAAGCAGCTGAAGCAGTAGCAGAAGCAGAAGCTGAAGCAGAAGCCAAAGAAGCCGCAGAGGCAGCCAAGGCAGGGAAGCAGCCCCGTGGCCTAGCCTCCGGAGCCGCGCCATACACTACGGGGACATTCCACACCAAATACGGAACCGTGTCTGACCTGTCCGCGAAAGCTAGGTTAGGTGCCCGCACCTATGAAGGCTTTATCGAGTCGGTGCGTCTTCCACTTATGGAGATTGGCACCTACAAAGCACCCTCCAACTTCTTCATGAAGCTGGCACAAGGCGAGTTCGACCCACGAGTCCAGCGCCTTATGAACGACAAGGGCGGCATGGAGCGGATGCTCACCAAGAAGTTACAGAACTTCAAGAAGGATATCGACAAGATCATTGCGCGGGACTTTGGATCGCCCGAGGAGATCGCCGAGGACGCAGCCGCAGCTTCGGGTTCAACGGAACCTCTCATCACCAAGGAGGCGTGGGACAAGATGGAAGAGGGCTACCTGAATGATATCGCGGCTATCAAGATTACGGATGCTTCGATTAGCACTCTGGCTACCGCACTCAAAGTGGCTAACCCCCTGTGGAGCGACGGCAAAGCGGCCCACGAAGCACGCAAGGAGCTTATGGCCAATGAGTATACGTTGGCTAAGGAGCGCCGCGACACACGGGAGAGGGGACTCAGGCAGACGTTGCGCGATAGCGCCCGTGTTTCACGGGACGAGGCACTCGAAAGAGTTCGGGCTGTGTCCCCTGACCTTGCGACCAAGATCGCCGAGCTACGGATGCTCACCGACGAGATGTCCAACAAGGCCAAGGAGATCCTAAGCACCCAAAATCCCGGAATTGAAATGACCTTCGACAGTCAGATGGGCATCTATGTGACCCGCGCCTATCGGATGTTTGACGACAACGTGTATAGGGATCAAGTGATCGGAGCCCCTGCTAAGGATGGCACGGGCTGGGATGCTGTGGACCCCAAACTACGGGACACGCTGAAAGCAGCGGACACCTTTTTCGAGAGCCAGTTCCTTATCCACAAGACGGAATACTACGTTAAGCACGAGGGCAAAAGCCCTGCTGATGCGAAGGCCGCCGCGATCGATGACCTGAACATCCGAAACCGATCGACCGGTATGTCCTTCGGCAGCGAGGCACGGATGGCTTTCCTTAGCCGCTACGATTCCAAGGGAACGGCCAACGCCATTCCGATGTCGGGTGATGTTGATTTCCTCAAGGTCGTGGACAGCAACTTGAAGCGCCGCCAGCATCTGCCACCGGAGATCCGCAACCTGCTGGGTGAATACGGTGCCGAGGAGGGAACCAACCTGCTCCTCCGCACCTTCGCCACAGTGTCCGGCGTTATGTCGAACGCGGTTCTTCTGGATAACATCGTGACACAGGGCCGGATGAAAGACCCCACCACCGGAGAGGGCCAGTGGATCTTCAGTCCCGAGGACTTGTTGAGTCTGCCCGAGGTCCAGAGCATTGGGGGTTCCGAGGCCGAGCGTCTTGCTGAGGGCGCACGGATCATGGCGACCCGTGGCTTCAAGAAGATCGTCGTGCCACGGGGGAAGAACTCACTCTACAATCCGCTTGATGGATATTATGGGCCACCGGAACTGAACGAAGCGATGTCCAGCGCGGCCAACGCCGAGCAGCTTGACGCCTCAGTAGATGCGTCCACGGCACTCGTTAATCGGATCATGCGTGGCGCGGCTAAGGCTACCGGCGCATCTATGGGTGTGGTAACTCTGGGATCGGTGGGTCACTTTCTGAGGAACGTGATCTCCCAGCCCTTCATGGCGTGGTCCCAAGGCGGCCCACTCCATGCGCTCAAGATGGCGGTCCCGATGGGTAAGGCGCTGACAGATCAGACAGGTAGGGCGTTCATGCCTGAGTTCATGCGCGGCAAGGACAGCGCCGAGCAGGAAGCCTACCTCGATGATCTCCATAAACTTGGGATCATTGGGGACGAGGTTCGGGCAGGAGTTCTCAAGGATCTACTTTCGGGCAACCGGACGCCGGATGATATCCAAGATGAAGTTCACAACTTGTTCGCGAAGGTTCCCAAAACTGCGGGGGCCAAGGGGCAGGAGTATTTCAAGAAGGTTACGGACTTGGCGGGCCGAGTTGAAGCCGCGACCGAGGCTTACTATAAGATCGCCTACTTTGAGCAGACACTCAAGACGATGGAGGCTGCCCACAAAGAGGGTCGAGGCACCATTCGGGGTGTCGCTATCAGCCAGATGAGTAAGCTGGATATCAGGCAGGAGGCGGCAGAGCAGGTCAAGATGACGGCTCCGACGCACAGCCACACGATACCAGTCGTGCGCGGGCTGACCAAGTCTGCGCCGGGATTATTGCTCGCACCGTTCCTGCGCTGGAAGTCGGAGATGGTCCGCATCCCAGTCAACACATTCACGTTGGCGAAGATGGAGATGGAGTCCGGTAACTCAGTGTTGCGTGCCCGAGGTATCAACCGTCTGATCGGGATGTCCTCAATGATCGTAGGTTCGGCCATCATGCCCGTCCTGCTGTCCCAGCTATTGGGCGGAGTCGACAAGGACGAGGACGAAGCCCTTCGGGATTCGATGCCTGAGTATCTTCGCAACCACTCTTTCATCTACTACCTGAAGGGCGGGCAGCTTAACTCGCTGGACCTTACTTACGTTAACCCGTTTGCCCAGCTTGCCGACCCGTGGATCAGGGCGTGGGGGGATCTTGTTAAGAAAGGAGGCAGCGTGCAACAGGCGGCGGCTCGCCTCGTGCAGGCAGGTATTAGTGATGTGTTCCTCGATGATCAAATATTGGCGGGCACTATCATATCGGCCAAGCGCAACTTGGACCCAACGTCGGGCCGTCCGATCTATCTGGAGGGCGTAGACACCCCGCTTGAGGCAGCAACCAAGTCCCTTAAGTTCATTGTCGGTAATGCCTATACGCCGAGGCTGCTTGCAGATAGCTGGGAAGCGTTCAACGCGTTGGGCAAAGACGGATCGCTGACACGGGAGAAAGCGGGGACGATCTTCTGGTCGGGCATCTATCCGGTTCGCTCAAGGCAGATCGATCCCGAGCAACAACTCCGTCGCTACTTGTTCAGCACTCAGGAGAAATACAACGATGTCTCCACTCGCCGATACAAGGCCATGAAGGATTCACCGATGTCACCCGCCGAGGTTCGCCAACTCTATAAGGATGAGGTAGACTTGAAGAACCGGATCAACTCCGATGTGTATCGGAAGATCCAAGGGTTCAAGACGATGGGGATTCCGGTACCTGTGATCGCCAGCTACATGAAGGAACTCCGCTACGGCGAGGACAGGACGAACCTGATCTTTAGTGGGATGATGGCTAGGTCGGATAACTCACGGAAGTTTGCTGAGTCTCTGATGTCCAAGGAGTTCGGGATGGGACGGATGCAATCGATGGAAGCCGCCAAGAACGCGACTCCTCAGTTCATCAAGCTGGAGGACATCAAATAGTAAGGCACGAAAAAGCCCCACCGAGTAGCGAACTCGATGGGGCTCCTGCGGCAACGCGCCCTTGTCGGGGGGAAATTATATTCCGTTAGCTGGATGATGCGTTGTTCGGGTTAACCATTTCGGCCAAGGCGCTGATCTGGTAGAGGATTTTCCTGTCGAGCGCAATCTCTGCGCCCACCGAGTCACGGTTCCCATAAACCGCTGGGTCCACTAACTGGACTACTACTGCATGACATAAGGCGCTCCGTTGTTTCTCGTTGTCGGCGTGGCTGATCCGGACTGACGTCAGCGGGGCGAAGACGATCGTGGCATAGTGCCCGTCATTCGCGCCAAATTCATATTCGATTCGGGTCTTTATCTTTACGACTTCACCGTTAATTACCATGGTTTCCGTGATCCCTTTGGTCGGGTCGAGGATGTCGGCGCTGGGTTTGAAGTCTCTGTGGATTGAGTTCATTATTAGTTAATGGGTTTGGTTTGTTACTGCTACTGGAAGGAGGTGAGGAGGAGGGCACCGAGCAACCCGCCGAGGCAGGATAACAAGATGACCTTGAGGAGGGAACTGACGCCTTTCATTGCGTCGGCTTTGGTTTGTCCGTGGACATGGGGAACTGCTTTATTGCTTATCTTCATGGCTTTATAATACTAGGTTTCTAATGTGAGTCAATGTTTTGTTTTACTTTTCTTTCTTATCTTCCTTATCAATAAGGTCTTTAATGCGCTGACGGTCGCTGGTGTCCGCATCATATTCCAAGATCAACCACGCGGCTTCCTCGTCCGTGACGAAGACGCCACGAGTCACGAGCCACTGACGGCAGACATCGGCGGAAGGTTTCAGGTCCGCGACGATCATGCCCATGGACTCGTGGGATTTCTTGGGTGGTGCGGGCGACTCGGCCATGGCTTTGTCGATCACTCCCCGTATCGTCCGGTCCCTTACCTTGTCGCTGCCCGCCGGATTGGCGAGGATGGCAACTCGGTGCGGGCTGTGCGGAGACGAATGGTCCTTTGCCATGGCGATCATGTTCTTCTCCAACCAGTCGAGACGTTCCCGATCCGCTTGTGCCATGGCCGCAGACTTCTTAAGTGTCTTACTGATCGTCTTGCTACCCTTGGTCGGGTGGTCCCTTGGGGTGATGATGAAGATGTTCTTGTCCGTCAACCGGCGCAGCCCTATGTGGGGCGGCACCGATATCGGAACCACAATCGACTCCCTTCTGGATATGGTCACGCCACCTGATTGCCTGAACTGAACTGTTCCGTTCCCGTGTATCTTGATCCCATCTTTCTTCCGGTGCGCCTTCATCCATTCGGCGCGGGTGTAGATTTCATACTTGGTCAGATACCAACTGCCTTTGATACGCTGGATACGCGTCACGGAGATAAGCCCATTAGACCGCCCCATCGAACCGTCTCCAAAATACCCAACCGACTGAGCCCTCACGCTGTGCATGAGTTTTGCGGGGCAACCCTTCAATGCCTGAGTCACGCGACCGGCGAACGATATCAAGGATATCGGGGGGATGTGGAGTTCCGGCAAGTCGGGGTGGGCGGCGGCAAAGTCCGTGCGGATATCATCAGTCACCTCGTCGAGTTCGCGTCGACGGGATGCGGTGATGACGTAGCGAAGTTCACCATCGAAGTCCTTGGCGCGGACGTATCGGGTATCGGGTATCTTTAATTCCATTACGGGTGGATGGGTTAGCTATTGTCGGGGCTGGGTAGGCTCCGGAGGTATTCGCGGATCGCATTCATTTCCACGTTGCGTCCCGAATGGTCGACGTAGATGCGGTGTCCGAAATAGTGACGCAGGTTGTGCCCGTTCAGTTCGAGGTAGGCTTGGCAACCGACTTCGGTGAAACAGGTTTGGATCGTGATCCACTTCTCCTTGTATCCTGAGACAACGATATGGTCGGGGAGGCTTGGGTCGCCAAGGTAATCGTTGCAGTAGAGGACGTTCAGTCTCTTCCATTCATCAGGGTCGTGGCCATCTTCATAGTATAGCTCGCACATTTCTTGGTCGTAGAAATACACAGAGCCATCCGAATGCTCCGGATCGATAGGCCCGATACGCTCCAGCACTTGGATACAGAATACGGGGTCTGCCGTGCCCCTGTTATTTTGGGTTCGGATTCGCTCGCCGATAGCGGGCATGGTGAATAGTTCTTTGTCCATGGTGTTATTATCTTTCTTACGGGTGGGTGGGTTTAGAGGTTCAAGGTTCCTTGGATCTCGGTTCCGGCGGGCTGAGGGAAGGGCTCCCCTGCATACCATGACGCTCCGGCGTGCCTCCTTGCGAAGGACTCCCACTTCATGTAGCCGTGGTTAGCGAGGTAATGTTTCCACAGCCTCTTGATAAGTGAGAACTCGATCTGTCCGATAGCGGACGAGCCTGAGTAGTATCCCTCATCGATCAGGGCTCGGGCCATGGCTCGGAGCGCACGGCGTTTACCTTTGTCGGAGCGAATCTTCCGCAGCGTCTGGATCATCGTGGCTGACTTCCGCCTGAACAATCCTTCGCGGGTTTCGCGGAGGAACGCGTTGGCTTGGCGGAATGTGATGCGGGCTTCTTGTAGTTCGGTCATGGGTAGGTTTGGCATGATGTTATCTTTCTTATGGGTTGGTGGTTTACTCTTGGGATTCGGGTTCTGATTTTGGTTTTGATTTTGTCGGCTCGCCTAGTACGCGCTCGTCCCGCATCCATAGGATCAGGTCAAGCAAGGTGTCGAACTCGAAGACATCCCATCCGTCTGCTAGGGCATCTGTCACAGCTTGGGTCGGGGAGCACGCGCTATATTGCCAGCCCGCACCCTCGCTATTGGCGGGGGTCAATGCGCTTCGGAATCCGTATTCGTTCCCTGCCCTTCGATCCGTGACGCGCCGGTCGAGGATCGAAGGCCCGTGGTCAACATCCCACAGGGCAACGATGCTCCTCCTGAAGTCGAGGCCGCAGGGGTAGACGGTCGAAATTTCGTGGGGGTTTGACTTGATTACTCGACGTATGCTCATGGTATTATCTTTCTTATGGGTGGTTAGGTTAGGGTGGGGAGGGGTTACTTGACTTCTACACGAATGGGTTTCGTTTCAGGTTTGAGGACTTCGGAGTTGTAAGCCTCCAACGCTTCCTCGAAAGTCAGCGGGGTTCCGGAGGTGATCGACTTGAACATCAGCAACAGGATCAGAGGACGAGACTGATACTTGAGCCCGTTACATTTCTTGCACCTCTTCGTGTCATCGAAGATATCGGTGCCGCAGCCATGACAGTCGGGGCATTGCGTCGACTCGGCGTGATACTCCAGTGTGCCGCGTAGCTCCCAATCCAGTTCAAGGTGCTTCAAGAATACGCAAGCGTCGGTCAGCGATCCGTAGACCGCAGCCTCCTGCTCGTCGTCCCCGATGATAACGTCCCAACCGATCATGGGTTTAATGGGCATCATTCCCCGTGCCTCACCAATCGTTCCGCGACAAGGCGGACGGTTCAGGTAATGGAACGGGACCAATGCCGCGCTCATCTCTTCAAGGAAGATGGCGTTGTCATCCACGGATGGTTGGAGGTGGGGGAACAAGTCGAGCGCCGACAGGATGTCAGGCTCATATTCGCCGCCGCATAGGAACTCGCGGATCAGTTGGTCTGGTTGCTTGTAGGCGATGCTGAGATAGGGGAAGGACTCGGCGTTACGGTCGGTCCATCCTCTTACTGTCTTGATTACTTCAGGGTCTTTACTCATGGTTTTTATTAGGTGGTTTAGTTTTATCTTTCTATATGGTTTAGTCAACAATTAGTTTTATGTTTATTTCTTATCTCTTATATGGGTAATCAGGTTAGTAGGTTAGCAGGTTAGTAGCAGTTGTGGAACTCGCGGAAGACATCAGTGTCGAAGCGCAGTTCGGCGAAGTCCATCATCGTCCGATAGATATCCGTGCGTTGCTTCATCAGTTCAGGGGTCAGGTATTTCCTGTCGACCTCGGTCCGTATCGCCAACAGTTCGTCGACCATGCGGGCCTCGCGTTTCTTATCCTCCATTTCCAACAGGGGGATACCCATCAGGATGGCATCGGTGTGTTCGTTCTGACCAGTCATGTCCTCAATCTTGGGCAGTGCCTCAAGGACTCGGGCTCGGTGTTCAGGTGTCATGCGGGTGATGATGATGTCAGTGGTTTCTTTGAGGTTATTCATTTTCTTTATTGGGTTAGGTTTGGTTTGGTTATCTGGTTTGGTTATCTGGTTTGGTGTCCCTTATGGAACTTGGTGATGTGTGACTTAACGCCTCCGCGTCCGGCGAAGGTTCGGTAGCCGCAGGTTCCACAGCACCAGAAGGTGCTGCCGATTCCGTGGGTTGTGCAGTAGCCGCGATGGATCGCGTAGCCTTTGTATTCTCCGACGCGCCGGAGGCGGAAGGTATCTTTGGTCATGGCTCTACAATCCGGTTGAGGTTTCGAGATCCCACGGCCCGTAATGTCCATGCTTCAACAGATTCTTAAGCACCTCTTCGTAGGTGTATACGTGCTTGTTGTTGATCTCTCCGATGTTGCCGATGTCCTCGTAGACTTGGAGGGGCATGACGATCTCGCGCCCCAGCGAACTGTCATGCGCGGTTGCCAGCTTCGGGAACCTCGGGTCCAAGTGCGGGTGCTCGATGGTGACGTAGGCATGGCCATGAGCGGGAACGTCCTCCCGATGCTGGCAGTCCACCTCGGCATGGACGATCCGCAGGAGCGGCTCGATGTCGGGGCAACTGCGGATGTGTTCCTCGGCCAGATGAAAGGCTGCCGGAAAGCAGTTGCCCTTCTCGGGTATGTCGGCGTAGTCCACGTTGGAACTCGTTGGTTTGTTATGTCTTGGATTCATAGTTCAGTTAGTAGGGTTAGGTAGGGTTAGGTAGGCCGCGATGGAACAGACCAGCGCGATGATTAACGATGTGGATGATGGGTCCATAGGGTTCATGGGTTCTTCTTCTTCAGTGGGGAGTCAAAGTCTCCCTCGATAGGCAGCTTGGATGGCGCAGTGCATCCGTTGTGCCCGTCATTATATATGCAGCCGGTGTGATCATTGGTGCAAGTGCCTTTGCCAAGGGTGTCGTGGCGGCGGAGGCAATGCTGCGTTCCTTCCCATGGGTGCGGCAAGTAGTGCCAGACAAAGGGGCGGAGGGATACAGTGGTATCTGTGTTACTCATTTGTTAGTTAGGGTTCAGGGTTCAGGGGTTCTTCTTCAGTCGGCAGATATTTCCCATATGGTCCGATCTATAATCTCCTCGGAAAGAGGGTCGATCTGCTCGTCCTCGTAGTCTCCCCCCTCCGCAAGGTCGCGAGCGGACTCTTCGTTCGGCGCTTTCACGGTGACATGGACACTCCTTGTCAGGGTTTCGATTATTTCTACAGTGAATTTTTTCATGATGTGGTTTTGTTACAGGTTAAGAAAGCCCGCTTATCCCGTCGCGGGATAAGCGGGCTAAGGGTTGGATTAACGGCGGCGCGTCCGGCCATTGGTCAGGGTCGGGTAGACCTGCGACTCCGTCGGAGCCACGTAGTCCTTACCCATGATCCGCTTGACCGTAGCCTCCGCGACATCGATGAAGCTCGCTTCGATCTCAGACTTCCGGACTTTCGATCCGTCCTCCAACGCATAGAGACTGGCCCGCAGTTTGTGGATCAGGCTGTTGTTGATCTTGCGTGCCCGTTCCCTGATCGATGCCTCCGTGGTGGTGTTATTGATGAAGGGGTGCGGGGCTATCTGTGCATTGTATTTCGCGTTTTTTGTTATGAGTTTCGCGATGCGTGCCTCCGTTACAACGTCCGAACTCCACCGCTCATAATAGAACGGAGCCTGTGCCTCCTCCCGCAGCTTGCCGAACTTCGACTTGGCGAAGTCCGCTTCGGCTTTGTCCTCGATCTTCTTGATCTGTTTGTCGGTCATGAACCACAGGGCGACCTGTCTCCTCACCCCCCCGTTGTATGTTGTTTTGAGTTTCCGGCTGAAGCGTCGAGCCAGCGTGGTGTCGCTGACCTTGGTGCGGATTACCTCCTCGATTGCCTCACGGATTCTCACGTAAGCCAAGTCGCCTGCGTAGGCAGGCGGGCCATCAGTCTTGGCCCATGCTTCAACGTGCCGTTCTTGGATAGCCAAGTAGACGCTCGTTCCGTAGTCCATGATGCCGTCGATCAATCGGCTCGTGACTGGCACGAGACGGTCGAGGGGTTTGGCCTTGGCCTTCTCGCCTTTCTTGCGGGGCTTCGGAGGGACGACGGTGATCACCATGGTTGGTGTGTTCGTAGCAGTAGCAGTAGTTTTATCTTTCATATCAGTTATTTGGTTTACTTTCTTTACTCAGGTTCCTCCACCTCAAGGGCGAAGGGTATCTCCTGACGGGGAGGCAGGGAAGGTGCGGCTTGTTCAGCCACACCCGCCCCGCCCACCGGTCAGAGGATCAGGCGTCGAGGTCAGCCATCACGACCACCTCACCCCATGGATACTTCTCAGGACAGCAGGACCAGTCAAGCCACAGGACAGGGAAGTCCGGCTGCTTCAGGTCATGGATGTCCCAAGCGTCACCATCGGTCATGTAGATAACGCCCTCGCAGTCGGGGACGTTCTCGTAGACCCAGTCAAATCCCGGCCCGAATGCGGTGCCTCCACCGTAGTTCAGTTCCTCGGGAACAACGTCACCCTCGCGCAACTCCCACACCCTGCGGACAAAGTTGGGAATCTCGATCAGGTGCAGGGACTTCGGCTTGAACTCATCCAATGCGAACTGCGACTCGCCCAGCATCTCCGCCACCTTGGCAGTGGGCACGGAGTAGCTGACATCGAACAGGATCACGATCGGGCCCATGCCACGGGACTCACGCCCTGCCACCACGAGTCGAGTCGAGCCGAAGACCGGAGCGTTGAACGGCTTAGTCCATCCGGCGTTCTGCCGACTGGTGAACCAGTCCTGCACTGCCTGTTTCCAGTCGCCGATGTTAGCTCGCTTACGGTGTTTCATGATACCGGCGATGCCCTTGTCAGGCCCACCCATGGTAGCCCCAGCCCGCTCGTTGATCTCCTCTTCAAGAGCGATGCGCTGAACCTCATCGTCGATGGTGTTGGCAACATCGTCCATCGTCTCGCCCTCATCCAACTCCGGTGTAAAGACACCGTCGTCGTCACCGGTTCCCGCGAAGCCACCGAGAGTCTCGGCATCTTTCTTCGCATCGTCATCATCAGACTGGACACGCTTCTGCCCGTCGCCGTTCTCCGGATCAGGGTTGTGCTGACCGCCGTCGGAGTCGCCGCCTTCGGCATCGTCGGACTCATCGCCCTTGCCTCCGCCCTTGCCGTCACCACGCTCGTCGCCGCTGTCGGTGTCGTCGTCGTTGGACTTGTCCGGACTGGAGCCACCGGAGCCGGAGCCCTCATCGCCGTCCTCGCCGTCCTCGTCGTCATCGAAGTCCCACCCATCAGGGTTGTCTCCCATGTCGCCGCTGTCGCTGTCGCCGCTGTCGCTGTCGCCGCTGTCGCTGTCGTCATCATCCCCACCGTCTTGGTTGACGGGAGGGTCGGGAAGCTGTGGCTTAGCCGCCTCATCCGCAAGCAACTTACGGTAGAGCATCTCGACTGACTTGTCTCCTGACAGGTCAGGATCGTAGAGCCCGCCATTAATCATGGGGAACGGGTCAGCCGTGGCTCCGGCTTTCCGCGCATCCTCATTGATCTTGATGATGATCGCGTTGATCACATAGTCTGCGGCTATGTTAGCCAGCTTCCGATCGCGGAAGCCCATCAGTCTGATGCCGTGGTTGAGCATGGCGTGCAGCGCCTCGTGCAGCAGGAGGAAGGCGAGGTATCCGACAGGGTCAGACGTTGCCTTGATCTTCATGATGCCCGCTGGGTTGAGCAGGAGCAGTCGACCGTCGGTCGCACCGTATGGTGTTTCGTCAGTCAGGTAGCACACCAAGCTAATCAGCCTGATGTATGCGGAGCTTACCCATTGTTCGACGCGCCGCATGGCCTTCGCTTCAAGGGTGTTGCCCGTAGTGGGCAGTTGGGTTCTTGTTCTCATTATGTTTTACTTTTTCTTTTGTTCGTTGGGTTAAGAAAGCCCGACTATCCCGTGGCGGGATAGTCGGGCGATCAGTTTAATCAGATGCCGAGAGCGGCATTCTGTTTCGCGATGGCGTCTTCCATCTTCTGCTTCGCCGTCCGGACTTTGTCGAACGCTTTGTCGCGCTCATCCTTCGGGGTGTTGACCATGTCGATGTTACCCGCGTTGTCGAGGACATCAGACAAGGCGGCCAGCTCAGGGAGCCGGAGCCAGTTCAGGTCGTCCAGCTTTTTGGCCGCCTCCTTCAACGCGTCGTAAGGTTCCTGTCTCACACGCTTCTTACCCTTATCCCAGTCCTCGACCAGCTTGGTGATGCTACCGACCAAGTCCTTGACCGGACCGTAATGTGCCTGACGTAGGTTTGCGTTAACGTAGGCATTGGACTTCGCCTCGGCCTCCGCACGCACCTCGGCAGACAGACCGGACAGGACACCTTCGGGGATCGCCATTGGCTGGGCCATCCACCGGAGCCCGATGGAATACTTGGAGACGAACTCGTTAGCCGACGGCCACTCGATGAATTGAGCGAGCTTGGCCTTGCGAGTCTTCGCCTCCTGCACAAGGGCGGGCCATGCCTTGACCACGTTCTTCTTCATCGCCACGAGGTCAGCCTCGCAGTCGTCGAAGAGTTGCTGCACCTCCTTGATATCCTTGCGTTGGATATACAGGGAGCCCTTCACCGTCGGGTTGGGGAGCCCGAGATCCTTGGTCGCCGTCCTCCACAGTTCGATCCGTGCCCCCATGGCACCGACCTCATTGCCTTTGTTCTCGATTATGGTGGTCATCGAGCGGATCTCCGCCGCCGTCGTTTGATACTTGGCAGCAGCATCTTCGCTGACCTGCTGGAGTTTCTGATGGAGCGGATACTTGTGCGTCTCCAGCGCCGCCTGAACTAGGCTGTTGATCAAGTCGATACCGCCGTGGGTGTTATTATTCGTTGTCATTCGTTATCTGTCTTTCTATTAGTTAGGTTAAGAAGCCCGACTATCCCGTCGCGGGATAGTCGGGCAGGGTTGGCTAATCAGACGCACTGCATCTTCTCGGCCATTGGGTGGACATCCAGCGGGATGGCGCTGTTCTTGTCCTTGTCTTCGCGGATCGCCATTTCGTAGAGCCATGCGCAATACTCCTTGGCTTCCGGAACCAGCATGATGCGGTTCACGAAGTCATCGACGTCGCCGCCTTTGACTGCCGCCAGCCGTTGGGCTTGGGTCATGCCGGACAGCATCATCTTGGTGAGACGATACGCTGCCATCATTGTCCCGTAGATGGACTTGGTATCCTTCGGGAACGAAGCCGCGCCAGCCAGCACAGCCTTGGCATTCTCAACAGAGTCTGCCATGACTGCAATCCATGAGGCGACCTCCGCCCCCGCATCAGGTCCGAGGTAGCCGGACAGGTTTGTCTTGCGTGCCTCGTGGTTGAACAGCGTATCGTCCATCAGAGGCGAGTCAGGCATGGTAGCCATGCAGACCCGCTCGTGCTGTCGCGGGTTGGGATAAGGCATCCCGTCCCACGGTGTCACGGGGTCCGGAGCGAACAGCTTCTCAGCGTCCAAGGCTCCCGTGGTGTTGCCGTTCACATTGCCAAGCTGAACAAAGGAAAGGAATTTCCAATGAGCCGAGTCGGACAGATCCTTGTCGACGGCAAAGTGTTCCAACGTTTCCTTAAGGTTAGGTTCGATAACCAAGGTAAGGCATCGAGCCACGTTGGGTGCTGACAACACCGACGACTGTCGGCTCCCGTCTGATCTCCGGTTGGAGGTCAGGACAAAGAACACGTTGGGTGCGATGTCGTGCGGCCCCCACTTCTTAGGGAAGCCGACCGGAGTCATGGCTCCAAGCGCAAGGGACTGGAGCGTTGGGTCCCAGTTGCTGAACTCGTCACACATGAAGACGATCTTTCGATCGCCATACTTTGCCAAGGTTGGCAGTCCTTCGGGGACGCTGAACCTCATGTCGATGTCGGAGCCGAGATCATCGTCCCACTCGCCGGGCACGCCGTAGCCTGTCCCTTCGACGGGGCTAGCTCCGCAGAAGTTTTTGACATGGAGTTTAGGATCGAACTCGTAGCCGATAGCCTCGGCAATTTTCTTTCCGATCTCTGTCTTGCCGACTCCGCTCTTGCCGTTGAGCGACAACATGGAGCCAGTGTGTTCAGCGACGACAGCGTGGAGGGGCACTTGGCCGATACTGACGACGGGGAACTGGGTATTGGATTGGTTACTCATATTATTTTTATTCGTTTTAGGTTTTGCTTTTCAGCAGTTTGTTTTGTTTGTCCGTTCAATGAAGGAGGACTTTCCTTATGGGGACTCGGCTCCCACCGTTGGGCTTGATGCGTTAAACATAAAACCCATCAGCGGGTTGAGTCAAATTGTTTTATGTTGCCCGCTTATCCCGTCACGGGATAAGCGGGTCACAGGTAATTGAGTTAAGGATTAGTCGTGCCGTGATGGCAGGTAGATGACGCGCCTCCGGAACCTGTCCTTACCTCCGACGTTAATCGTCTCGGTGGATTTGAGATTCCGGTAAAGGGTGCGGAGCCACACTCGACCCGTCGCCGGATCGATGTAGTCCTTCACTACTAGGGGTGAGTTCTTGAATACCATATCAGTCGTGCCGTGCTGGCGTGTAGATTGTGTTGCGGGTGTGAGTCGAGCATCCTTCGATGGGTTCGTAGACATCGAACTGCCCGACGATCATTGGCACCGAGTTCTCTTCGCGGTATCCTTCGCCGCAGAACAAGAAACGGTCGAGCTTCATCACATGAACGGGGAGCTGTCCGACCTCGTCTTGGTCACGCCAAGCCTTTTTGGCTTCGACGGTCCGGATATAATATGGAGGGCGGAAGGGTCCGCGCAGCATCTCAGTAACACTCTCATCCGTGATCTCGTTAACGGGTGAGTCAGGCCGCTCATCGCAACCACACCAGTCACGCAACGTCTTCGCCCAATCGAGTCGATCGAGTGGATCGGTCGGCGGGTTGACTCGAAGGGTGTGCCCGTCGGTCACGCCATAGCCAACAGCCCCGCTCGGATGGGTGGGCTCGGGCTCATCAACATAGGTGAGGGCGCGATGGAAGGTCACAACGTCGAGGGTCAGGCTGGGTTCACCCAAATCCACGAGGATGTCATACCCGTCGGTGATGTGGTCAACGAGCATGTCGACGTCGTCGATGGGGTAGGAGATGTATGATCCGTCGCCGCCACCACGTTGGCGGACCCACAGGTCACGGTGGTGAGCAGACCAGAGGTGGAGAGCCGCCCCTTCGGGTGTGGAGAAGTGGGCGCAGGATGTTTGCTCCGGATGGTAGGGGGCGTCGGCCCGTTGATATGTTATGGCGATGTAGCGCTTATTCATAATAGGATTATTCGTTATTGGTTTAACAGGATGCCCGACTATCCCGTCGCGGGATAGTCGGGTCGATTGGTTCAGGGTTCAGTTGGTATCGTAGGCAGCGAAGGCAGCGACGTCGGCGCAGCAGGTGACGGGCTCCCCCCATACGGTAGCCTGACCATAGGACCAGACCGTGGTGGACCACACGAGGTGATAGTCGAGCTTGGATTTCTCGACGAAGGCATCGAGCCACGCTTGTGGAAGGGCACAGTCGAAGGTTTCTTCGAAGCCATCGAAGGCATCGAGCTTGGAGACGCGAGCATCTTGAAGCTCGGCTACGGTTCTTGCGTTATAGGATCTCATTACTTTCTTTCAGGGTTCAGGGTATGATGCCCGACTATCCCGTCGCGGGATAGTCGGGTCGATCGGGTTGGGATTAGTCTTCCACCACGAGGGCGGAGAACACGGAGGCGAGCGGCGTCTTCCCGATCAGAGCCTCGCGCCGTGCCTTGGCAGCACGAGCGGCACGAGCGGCACGGTGGTCCGCGTCCGACTGGAGCTTGAAGCGGAGGAACTCATCGGCCTCCAGCTTGACGACGGGAGCGGCGTGAGCGTCCGAACTCAGAGGCTCGCCGATCAGGTCGAGGACAGGGGCGGTAACGTTGCGATGGGTATTCTTGTTTACTTTCATTTTTGTTTTTGGTTTACAGGATCACTCTGTTAGTTGGATCACCTGACGAGAGGACACGATGGCCGGAGCCGTCGCGTCCCCTGATCAAGAGACGACGATGGGATATTAGTAGGCGGCGTCGTAGGCGTCACCCATCTGCTGACGGGTGTCGTGATAGTACTCCTTGATTGTCATGCGACCTTGGTAGACCAGCGTTGCTGGCGCGGCGTGGTTGAGGAGGTGGTCTACCTCGTCGTGGTGGCGGGGGTAGCGGTCAAGGAGTAGACGCCGGATAGATTGGACAGCGCGGTACTGGCTGTCGAGGCGGGATATGGTATCAAGTTTCATTATTTTGTTATTTGGGTTACAGGGATCGGAATTGATCCGCTGACAAGGGGACACGAAAGCCGGAGCCTCCGTGTCCTCTGGTCCGCAGACACCCGCTTATCCCGTGACGGGATAAGCGGGTTAAGACTGTCAGGTCGGTCGGATTACTTGCGAGTCACCTTGCAAGTGTGGGCTGCCTCCATAGCAGCCTTTGCGGTAGCGTAATCGATGGACTGCAAGAGAGCGGTAAGAGTCTCGACGGTGTGTCCGCCTTTCTTGCTCTTCGTGCTTTTCTTAGACTTGCCACAAACGAGGTTCAGCTTGTCGACTCCCATCTCGGAGATCATGCCGCGGTCACGGGCAGACAGCCCAGCCGCTTTGGTCGCGACGTTCACTGCGGAGGTGCTGATCTTGATGCCCGCGTCTTTCACGGCCAGCTTGGTTGCTTTGATCACGAGCAAGTCACCGCGCTTTTTGGCGATCTTGCGACGAGTCACGATTGACTTCCAATCGTCGACGGTGACCTCCTTCGGACGAGTCAAGTCCGGCGAATTTGGATCGATCACGAATGCGGTATCGCTTTTCAGCGTGGTCGCGATGTGGGTCACGAGTTCAGTCTTCGCGATAGCGGCGACCTTCATCGCTGCACCAACTTGATCGACGTATTGCTTATTGATCTTCGCGTCTTCGGCGGTAGCGAATTTGACGATTGCCGCAATGGCTTTGATTTGTTCGTTATTCATTATCGTTATCTTTCTTATTTTGTTTTTGGTTAATTGGGTTAACCCGCTTATCCCGTCACGGGATAAGCGGGCTTTCCCGTTACACCTTTATCACAACCCTTCCCGCTCTATCCCAGTAAACATAAGGGCTGCGGCATGGCAGTCCGATCAGGCTAGGCAATGGCTAGCTCTGGGTTTGGGATTCAAGATCGAGGAATCAGGCGGAATCAGAGGCTCCTATTAGATAGTACGCCCTCACTTTTCAGGCCGTGAACCCCACATCTAGGCTCCTAAGTCCCTGATAATGAACGAGTAATGAGGATTCCACATTCAATATAGCTGGGCCTCGGTTCCGGTAACCACGCCACGGGAGGGGGGTCGACTTTTCCCCGCGCACCCGTATACATATATAGGGGTCTGAGAAAAAATTAGCTCGGATGTTGCTCGTATAAGCGGAGCTAATAGAAGTCGATTTTCGGCGCACGATCCGCCGAACCTGTCTCGACGAACCTTTCGCGAGGTCCCGCATGGACCCCAGCGCACCCAGAATCCTGAGTCTTGAATCCCCGATATTGACCCCCCAATTCACTAGGTTGCTGCTTATAAGGGGGGGGGGGTAAAAAGTCCCTAGAGATCATACTATCTTATAGGAACAGATCCTATAAGATAGTATGAGTTATAGGGGGTTTTCAACCACCCCCCTTCATAGCTAGAGTGATAGATAAATTTTGAAGAACTAATCGGTTGACGACGGCCGGAGCGCGCGGTATAACTGGGCTCAGCCTCCGAACAAAGTTCTAACCCAAAAGTGCCAACATGAAGATAACGAACGCGACCTATGCGCGAATCCAAGAGACTATTGATGATCCACCGGTTCCGGTGCCCCCTCATCACAACGACCCGATCTGTCGGGCCAACATCGACAACTTGCTGAAACGGGAAGACCCTTTCCAGATTCAGTTGCCTTGGGCGAAGCGCCCCCTCTCCCTGTTCGAACAGAAGCACCTCGTCGGGTCGCTGCCAGTTTTGGGGATGCCCTTCTACCGGATGATCACCCAAGAGGGGCTGTATGAGCGGCGGGTCTATTCGTTCAAGCGGATGACGGTTCTCAAATGCCAGCCCGAGAAGAGATCCGCCCGAGCCAACCTCATCGTGAACAGCGGCAGCGCCGGTAGCAAGACATCGCTCCGGACTCAGATTTACTACAAGCCGGTCGGGTGTGGGGTTTGGGTTTCGTCCGACGAGATCGCCAAGGGCCGGTTCCCCCGTTTTCTGGTCGGGCATATCGTGGGTTCCGACGAGTGGGTCGAGACTGTGAACCGAGAACTGGATGTGGCCGCCGGAGGCCGCGAGCGTTGGCGGTCCATGGAAGATATCAAATACTCCGGCTACGCGATGACCGACCAAGCGCGGATCTATCGGATCAAGGAATACAGTAACGGCCGGACGAGTAATCCACATACCGGAGAAGAGATGCCCTACGAGGTCGTGCCTCAGCTGGTCGACGGCAAATACCCGCAGGTTCTGTTGGTGCGCGATGAACCCTATGGGTCGCAGGCCCGCCCGAAATGGACCCTTCGGGTTCTCTATGAGCAGGTCTGGCCGGACACCACCCCTCAGATGGAAGCCGACCGGCACGGGACTACCGGATACAACCCGCAGTTCGATGTGAAGGAGTATTTCAAATCGACCGAGGCAAAAATCACCGAAGCCGCCGAAGCCGCCGAAGCCCAATCCAAAAAGAAGAAACCATGAACGACCCCGCTTTGTTCACCCCTCACGATTTCCCTAAAGACCGAATGCCCGCGCAACCCGACACATGGAGGAATCAGGAGTGCGTGACCTGCGGCACGATCTTCAGAGGAAAGGATGGGCGCGCCAACTGCGCCATCTGCCTTGCCGACAGGGAGCGTAAGCACGCACCGAAGGGCTCTGCGCTCTCCAACCAAATTGGCGGCGTCCACTACAAGGACCTACCCATCCAGCCTGTCGAGTTCTGCCAGAAGAACAAACTGAACTACTGCGAGGCCAACGCGATTAAATACCTGTGCCGTCATCGGGATAAGGGAGGTCGCGAGGATCTGGAGAAGGCGAAGCACTACATCGACCTGCTGCTGGAAATCGAATACCCCGAAATCACAGAGCCGGAATACCGTTCCTTTGAGAGGCCCATCGAGGGTGAACCAAAACACAGAAAGTGAATTATGAATACCCAACCCAAAAATAGTATGAACCAACCAGAACCAGAACTCGTGGAAATAGAATCCAAACACCTGATCGACGTTAGCCACTTGAGCCCTGATGATCGGGAGACTGTCCGCGCCTTTACCTTCGTCAGGGCGGGCGGGGCGAAAGCGGATCTTGATTACCGGTCCCATGTCGCCCCCGAGGTGGGGTGGGCTCCCGCTGACGACAGCCTCGCCTACTTCACGAAAGGCTATTACCGAATCCGGAAGCACGACCCCAAAGCCGAAACCACTACGGAGGAATACGTCAGGCAGCAGAACGAACGGGACTTCCAAATCGGCGACATCGTGTCGGTTCTCCAAAAAGTTGAAGGCTACACCGCTGGGTGGAAAAGCACTTGGGTTGGCCCCATGGACGATGCGGTTCGGTCCCCCCATGACTCCGCTAGTCTTCAGCTTTACGAGATCGTAGAGGACCGAGGTTACCACGGCCTGACCCTTCGGTATGTCGAGCCTTCCCCGTTCGAGCAAACCGCGCTGTCGAGGGCCCGATATCTGAAACTACGCAGGGCTTCCGGCTACGTGTTTCCCCACACCGCCTTGTCTCATTACTACTCCCCGACTCGGCGCGAATATCTCCGCAGCCACAAAATCTGCGGGATCGAGGTCGGCGATACCGTCTTGGTAAAGCGGGTTCCTGAAACCACGACTGAGGGCGGGTGGGCTGGCCCCTCCTGTGAACTTGCCAAGAACCGCCAGAACCGCGTCGGCGAACCTCACAAAGTTCTGGAAGACCGAGGGGTCCATGGTTTCAAATTGAAGCCCTTGAAATCCGGTGCGTTGACGGCCTTCTGGCCCTGCTTCGTGTTGCAGAAAATCACGCCCGAGAAACTCACGGACACCCACCGGCCATGGACTCCGGAAGAGGCCATTAACAAAAATATCCGTAAGAAGGATAACCCGAAGGGGATCAGTGTGATCTGCTACGTCAGCGATACGGATGAAGGAATCCAGTTCCATGCCACCAGCGCCGGAGTCTACACACCGGAGAATGTCTTGAAATGGTGGGAACAGTTGGACGGCTCCCCTTGCGGGGTTCCCAAGGAGGATGACGTCCCGTTCTGGAGTTCTGAACCATGATCAGCCGTCGCAAAATACTCGCCCGTTCAGCGGCGGTGGTTTCCGGCTTCCTCCTCGGGGTTCGCCCCTTGGTGGAAGCCAAGCCCACCATCCTCGGGCTGGAGGGGGACTTGGAGGAAGCCATCGTCCTGTTCGCTCCCGTCGCCTATCGAGGAGACTTCACATGGACCAACGTATTGCCCAAGACCCCCTTCCCCTTCTCCACGACCGGACTACCAACCACCTCAGCCTACCCAAACAAAAGCCCTAACAAAAGCCCTAACCAGAACCCAAACCCAAACCCAAGAACAAAATGATACCTGACTACAAGAAAAAAGGCTCCCGCAACAAGTTCATCTGCCGGATCGCCGAACTCAAAGTTGAACTCCTCAAAGCCCAAGGCCAAGAGATGCCCAACAGTGCCACCAGCCTCCTCCACGAGGAGATCCAACTCGGGATTGTGGACCGAGGCCACGACATCAACGCCAACTCCACCGATTTGGGGCGTCTTCTCTGCGTCAACTCCGATGCCCTTGAACCTATGACTCTCCCCAAGGACACGATCCACATCTTCAAAGATGGCGATCAGTATTGCGCCGTCCGGACAGGTTTCCTGAACCTGCAAGAAAGTCTCGCAGGATTCGGGGAGACACACACTAGGGCGGCCCACAACCTTATGTATAAGGAGGAAGACATGGTGCTTAGTGCGGGGAGCAAGGAAGAGATGAAGTTCCTTCCCGATGAGTGACCCTGCGCTAACCGGCGTTCCCTGTGACCCTGCCGATGCCGGATGGGGGCTTGGCGAACGAGTCGTTGCCCGCCATGCGTGGGGCTTCGGCCTCCGTGCGGCTAGGGGCTTTGTCACTGGTGCCCGCTACTACGCGGCCTCGGGGGACTACGGGCTGGAGATTGGGGACACTCTTGAAGATGTGGGGAAGGCTCATCCCATGTTTCCCCAGTTCACAGTCGGTCAGCTTTGGAGTGCTGACCTGTGTCACCGACGCTGAGCCCTAATTCGCTGTAGACAGGGTATCCTTAACGGGATACCCTGTCCTTCACTTATGGCGAAGAACGGATCAAAGCCCAGCGGCGGTAGTTTCAAGATTAATCCCGCCACCAAAATGGGGCGGGGCGCGGGCAACGCAGTCTTGGGGCGCGTGCCGTCTGAACTCGACAGCCTCCACCTCAAAACCTTTGAGGACGACGGTGAAACCCCCGCAATTCCGGGATCTCGTCTTCAGGATGTCGCCGCCGCCATCGGGTGCTATGTCCAACTTCGCCGCGCTGATGAAGGCTCCGCCCTTGTTCGGGCACGGCACGACGCCATGTTCGACGGGGCTCCCCCGTTCGACCAAGCCAAGCTGATCGCTTCGGGTCAGTCCCAAAAAACCAACGTGAACTTCGGGCAGGGTGCTCGGATTCTGAACATCGCCCTGTCTTCCTACGTCGACCTCTACGCGAGCTTGGAGACGTTCATGGAAGTGAAGTCCAAGTATCCGGACACCGACGACGAGACTTTCGCCAAGGAGCAGATCGTCGCTGAGAAGTTGACCGAGGCCCAACGCAACTGGCCCGACTTCCATTCCCGCTACCTGCGTCTGTGTTCGACCTTCACCAAGCACGGGGTGGGCGTCCTGTATTTCGACAACCCACAGACTTTCAAATTCCAAGTCGGCGGACTGGATGATATGTTGATCCCCCGCCAGACTCCCGCGTCTGAGGAATACATCTCGGTCGCTGTCAGCCGCCGCGACTATCAGGTCGATGAGCTGTTCGGGTTCATCAAGAACCCGAAGGCGGCCAAGGCACGCGGATGGGATGTTGACGAGGTTATCCGCCTGTTGAATCAGAACGTTAGCACGGTCGGCGCGAGCCGGACGTCCACTTCGGGGTTTACCTTTGAGTCGTGGCAGGCCACGCTCAAGAACAACGACGTCTTTATTGGAATCGAAAACCCTGCGATATCGATCCTGCACTTTTGGGTCAAGGAGACGGATGGGTCGATCTCGCACAAGATGTGCGCGGAACACAACCCTCAGAGCTTCTGCTACCAGAAAGAGAAGCGGTTCTCCCACCCCACCAAAGCCTACATCTTTTTCACCAACGGGGTCGGCACCAACGGCACCTACCACTCGGTCCGCGGTCTTGGCCACATGATAGGCTCCCATGTTCAGATCCTGAACAAGATGCGCTGCCACGGAATCGACGGGTCCATGATGGGTGCCGCCGTGATGATCCAGCCGTTAAACCAACGAGGGATCGACGAGTTAGAGTTTTCCTATTACGGGGCCTATGCGGTCCTGAGTCCGGACGCCAAGATCGTAGAGAAGGCGATGCCGAACATGGACCAAGTCCTGACACCCATGATGAATGACATCACGGACCAGCTTCTCCAGAACACGGACACAGTCACCACTTACGGCCCCGATCGTGGTTCGCCTTATCGCAACCAGATGCAAGTCGCTTCCGATCTGGAAGTCACCAGCCGGATCTCCGGTTCTTCGATCAACCTGTTCTACCAAGCGTGGTCGAAAGCCCAGCGCGAGATCACCCGCCGGATCATCGAGGGCGATCGGAAAGATCCCATCGTCAAGAAGTTCTACGAGGACTGTCTGTTCGCCGGAGTCGACGAGGAGTTCATCAAGAACCTCGACCTTGAGCGCACCGAGGCCACCCGCTCGGTGGGTGACGGATCGGCGGCCAACCGGATGCTCGTCCAGAAGGAACTCGCTGCCATGGCTGGACAGTTTGACGAAATCGGCCAGAAGAACTTGGTCCACGACCAAGTCGCTACACTGGTGGGCCACAAGATGGCGAACCGCTACGCTCCTGCTCCATCCAAGACCAATGGCACCGATCGGGATTCGATCGACACCAAGATCGCCCTGTTGGAGAACTTGAAGCTGGAGGATGGCACCGAGATCCCTCCCTTGTCCTCCGAGATGCACGGCAAGCACTTGAGGGTCCATATCCCGCTGGCGCAAAATATCCTTACCGGAATCGAAGAAGGGCACATTGACCCTGTCGAGACACTTCCGATTATGGGGGCCATCTATTTCCACTTGTCCGATACGGCCAAGATGGCGTCTTCCAATCCGAATTTGGAGCCCGTGGTCAATGAGACACGCCAGATCCTCCAACTTCTTGAGGAGCAACTCAACAACGCCCAGAAAGCCAAGGCCAAAATGGAGCGGGATGCCATGGAGGCGCAAGCTGCGGAAGCAGAGATGGCAGAGATGGCCGCGATGGAGGGGCAGGGCGGAGGTCCGGCTCCAGAGGGGGCTGCGGGGGAGATCAGCCCGACTGATATGAAACTCGCCGAAGCCGCCCGTGCCCATGACGCCAAAGTTCAGGCCAGCGAACTCGATATGGAGATCACCCGCCGCAAGGCAGACCTCGATATGGCGATACGCCGTGAGGACCACGAGCAGAAGCAAGCTCTGGAAGACGCGAAGGTCGCGGCCAAGATTCGAAACGAGGTAGCCCTTCGTGAAGCCAAGACAGGCAGCGGAACCGGAGCTATAGGTCAGTAATTTCTTTAAACCCAAAAGTGCCTCAGTATGACCCTGAAAAAGAAAGCCCCCGAACCTGAACCCGAATCGCCTCCGTGCGAACCCCTTCCTCTCCCTGTGTCCTACCAGTCTTGGTATGAGGGCATCGAGAATGTTCCCGAGATGCGGCGCATCGTCGACAACCCAGTCTTCCGTAAAGGACTGGCCGTTCTTTTGGATATGGCCCAGCCTACTCAGGTGGGGGTCACCGCGCCCAACATCAATGCCGACGCTTCGTTGGGGTGGTATGCCGGATATGCTGATTGCATCAAGGACATTCTCCGCAAGTTGACCGACCCCAATGTGGCCAGCCGACTGGAGCAAGCCGCTGCCCGAGCACGGGATAAGCACGAAACTTACGACGGGAGCATGGAGGAATACGCCTATGTCAAGCCCCGCTACGATATGTCCAAGCTGCCCGAGATCCCTGTGCTTCCGGATCAGACTCCTGATAGCGAGTCTTGACCGTTATCCGTTTCATGCGTAATCTAAATTAACATCATACCCTGAACTACACCCATGTCCGACCCATTACCCGTCATCACGCTGCCTGACAGCCCTGTAACTCCCAACTCCCCAAGCTCTGCCTATAACGTGGTTGATGGGATTGCCCAACCGAAGCAGCCCGTTAATCTAGCCCCCTCGCAGCCTACTCCGGATTTCAATCCCGCGGTTGAGGTGCAACCCCAGCACCCTCAGCCGGAGCCCACTCCTTCGGTAGCAGATATCAAGCCTGCGGAGCCCGCGCCGGTAGAGAAGTTTGACTTCACCAAGTCGGTCAACGATGCGCTCGCGGCACTGGATGATCCCGGCGCTGCCGCCGACCAGAACAAGGGCGAGGGAGAACCTGCGGCTAAGGAGCCAACCCCCGAGAAGGATGGTGAGGGCGGCGAGGAAACTCCCGCAGCCCGCATCGACGACGGTGACCCCACTGCGGACATTGCTGAGTTCGACATGACCAGCACCGAAGGCTGGACTGCGAAAGCAGCCAAGGCATTTGAGCGCATCAAGAGCCAGCGCAAACAAGTGCTGACGGAGAACGAGGAGTTGAAAGCCCAAGTTTCTCAACGGGAGGCCCAACTCAACGAGTTGAAGGGCGCGATGCAGGTTGACAATGTTGAGCAGCTTCAGACGCGCATCCAAGAATTTGAGCGCCAGCAGACGTTCACTAATTTAGAGAACACTCGCGCATACAAAGAAGCTGTGACCAAGCCCCTCGTAGAACGGCTGGCCATTCTTGACGAGGTGGCCGACCGCGCCGGAGCTTCGGGAGATGCCCTGATCGACCTCATTACTGAGGCTGAAGACCCCAACAACCTCCCTGAGTTCGACGCTGACGGTTCCCCATACGTTCCCCGCGACGTTCGCATTCAGCAGCTACTGGAGAGAGCGGGGCCGCGGGATCAGGCCAAGGTCTTTCAGGTCATGAATGAAGTGGACCAGTTGATGGGGATAAGAGCCAACCTCCACCAGAATGCCCACGAAGCCCTTCAGGAGGCTCAACTCTTGGAGCAGAAGCAGACGGAGATAGCGGCTGCCGAGAGCGCCAAGAAGCGAGTCAACGTCACTAACGCTGTAATCGATCAGATCGTTAGCCGTGTGCCCTTCCTCGCTGAGATGGAGGGTCTCGATTTGGCCAAGGTCAAGAAGGATGTCGGTGGCGTGGACGTCGCGGCGCTGCATCCTGTAGACGCTCAGTATTATGCAGCCACGGCCAAGCTGTTCCCTGTGGTGGTCAATGATCTTGCCTCGGCCCAGAAGGAGATTGAGCAGTTGACTGCGAAGCTCGCTGAGTATGACGACTCAGAGCCCAGTGCCGGAGGAGGGTCCAAACCCACCACATCCCCCGCTCGTGGTGGGGTCGGCTACTCGCCTAACCAAGGGCAGGCACCAAGTTTCACTGATGCCGTCAATCAATCGCTTGCCAAGATGGGGGTAGGGTCTTAAGTTTCAGGGCTATCAACTCGGTAGCGCAGGGCTCATCACCCGCGTTTCTGTGTTTGGTTCTTGTATTCATTCGTGTTAGGGGTTCGGACCGGTGTAAAAACCGGTCCGAACTTTTTTCTGCTTTTTCGCGATTTGGTGGTTGACGCTTCTTAACTGTATGATTAGTCTATCGTATAACCAAGAAGACTAACGGTGCTCCGGCCATCTCCGGTTCTAAGTCAACGAGGTTTCCACATTCATAATCTTTCGGTGGGTTGCTCTGTCCCTGCTAACGCGAATACAGTTCGTTCTTTTACCCGAAGGATCTCAGCCCCCACGGGACACCTATGTCCTTGGGCTTCGGAAAAGTAACCCCACCACTGGACTCTTGTGTCCAGACAACCGCATTAGCACAACAATCCTACCCCACTAAAACGCCATGGCATTCAATGCAGCAGCAGATACCGCGTTGACCGCACTCGATACCGTTCTTGCCCAGCAAGCTAACGTGATCGGCCAGCAGGTCTACACCAACACCCTCCACGTATCCCCGTGGTTGGATCTCGTTCCTCAGACTCCGTTCCCCGAGGGTCAGTCCTATCAGCTTACCACTCTGGTCTATGAGCGGTCGATCCCCACCACGGATACGACTGGTTCAAGTCCCGGTCTTGCGTGGCATGATCTCGCGACTCTTCAGTCCGGCAACCTGTTCGACACCGTCACCAAGGAAGGCACCCAGCCCCTTGACGACGCGACTGAGCAGACCGCCGGTCCGTTCGGTGGTGATGTCGGCTCCGGTCTGACCAACGCTGACCTCCGGTCTTACATCCGCTTCACCAAGCAACTCAAGCCTTACACGCTCCAGCGTGCAACGATTGAGTCGCCTAAGATGTCGCTTGAAGACCTGATGTTCGCCGTTCATCGCGATCAGCAGCTTAACGCCGTCACGGACATCATGACGGAGTCCACTCGCTACTCGCTTGAGAACCGTAACCGAGATGAGTTCGATCGCATCGCCGGTAACTTGGTTCCTTGTTTGACTGCGGGCACTCCGATCCTGTCGACTGTTGACGCAGTCTCTGGTTCAGGCACCGCCGACGATGACTTCGAGGGTCTGACCCTTGGAGACTCCAACGGCACCGCGGGCACGGTTACTTTGCTTACCTCGGGCTCCGGTAACACGGATGTCACCCCCACGGGCAACATCTCCAACGCGGTTCTGGACAAGATCTACAACCGCAACAACCGCATGGGTGCGGGCATGGAGGCTTATGGCCGTGAGAACGGCCGTCCGGTCTACGCACTGGTTCTTTCCAGTGAGGCGTCTTACGCACTCCAGACCGAGTCGGGCTTCCGCGATGATATTCGCTACAGTTCGCGTGTGTCGGAGTTGATCGCACCGCTTGGTGTTGAAAAAGGCTTCCGTGGTTTCTACCACTTGATCGATGACCTCGCTCCTCGATTCACCATCACTACGGGCATCCTCACTCGTGTCCTTCCCTACACCTCGACGGCGGGCATCATGTCCGACAACGCGGCGTATGACACGGCTGACTACGAGTCCGCCTTCGTGATGCACCCACAGGTGATGGAGAGTCAGATCCCCAACCCCTCCACGGGCGCTAAAGGTATCTCGTTCGACGCAGCCTCCTTCCGAGGAGACTACCGCTGGACGAACATCAAGCACGCCCAGACAAACCCTGATGGACTCATCGGATACTTCCGAGCCATCATGGCGAGCGCCACGAAGCCGATCAAGCCAAAGTTCGGTTACGTCATTCTATTCAAGCGCGGTGCGGCAGTAGCCACCGTCTAACCAATTTGACAGGAGGCGGCACTTCCTTCTGTTCAGAGGCATGATGCGGGGGCTGTGGACGATAAATCCGCAGCCCCCGTTTTCTTTACACCCTACCTAAATTACACTACTTTGACTTATGGCAACGGCCCCAAATAATAACCGAGACGATTTCGCGGCGTGGATCACTAAAAAATTGGATGAATACATGAACGGCATAGATGAAGATGTGGGCGAGTTCCGCGCTAAGTCTTTGCCCGCCAAGGCACTTGATCTTGCAGGAAAGTCTCCTATAGCGCAGATCGCAAAAAACAGCCCCCTCCAATACACCCCTATGGGTCAAGTTGTGAAGAACGTGATGCCCTCAGTGGTGAAGGGGGCTACTGAGGCGATTGTTAATCGGGCGGGGTTTAACGACCCTGCGAAAGCCCCCGCGAAAGCCCCCGCGAAAGCCCCTGCCGCCGTAACGGAGGCCGACCTGAAACCAGCTACGGAGATGGATACGTCGTCCACACCGCAGGAGCAGGGAAAGGCTTGGTTTGGTCAGGGCGGTATGCTGCCCGCGGATACGGCTGTCGCGGCTCCTCCCCAAGGAGAGTTCATCGACGACGCGGACGCGGGCCCTGTCGACACCTCACTGGCTGAACCGGTGGCCCAACCAGAAAACGAGGCAGACCTGACAGGCGAGACAGTCGAGGACGCAGCGGCCCCCGACGAGCAGACTCTGTCTGATTTCGAGGTCACCCACGGCGGCCCCTTTGACCCGAACTCCAAGATGGATCGGGCCAAGCTCGACGTCATCAACATGGCACGGGCCAAATACCCCGAGGCTACGTCAACACAACTTGCGTTGAAGATCTATCGGGGCGAGTTTGATTAACTCCCCGATAGGTAATGCCGATAGACCGTAATCGCCAACCGGCTCCCCGCCGACAGACAGTCCTCACCTTCGCCTCTCCGAAGGTGCAGGACTTGTTGTTTTTCGAAACCGTTCCGATCTCCTCTGACGGGACGCTGGGGAAATACGGGCGCACTCCCCCCGCCTACGGCACCAAGCACCCAGATGTTCGGGTGTGGCCCAACCATGAACTCGTGTTTGTGGCACCCATTGGTAACGACAATCTGAGCTACCGATTTTATTACGCCGCAGAGAGGGAGAATCAGGACGACTACAACTATGAGCTTCGGGATGGGCAGGAGTTGGTCCGCACCTATGTCATCAAGCGTGGCGACTACGACTCCGGCGCGACTGACGAGTTTGCTATCCCCGCCGGAGGCACCCTTGACACGTTGTTCCCTGATTACGGGTTCGCCGGAGACTCCATCGTTTCCCTCGGGGAGCCTTTGTCCAGCCTCTACATCGGGGTGCAGCGCCGCTACATCGTGGCTGTGGTAACCGAACAACTCTTTGATCCCGCCCTTGAGACCACTGTCAATGTGACTAAGACCATCAAACCCTCGGGCTATGTGCTGTCCGATGATGCCTTGGTCAACGCAGCGGGCTCCAACTATGAGGTCCGGCACGGCAACAACTACCATGATGTTCTGATTGCCCGAACCCTCTCCGTGGCAGACCTACTGGACAGGGAACTTGCCACGATCTACGGGGCGCAGAAGTTCAACTTCCCTCCTCGCCTTGACAGCGCGGACATGGTCTACCGTGCCGCTTGGGTGACGCGGACCACTGACGCGGGAACATCCGCCCAGTTCAGCGAGGATTTCTACTTCGATTTTCAGACCACCCCTGCGGCCACGGGACCATTTAAGACGGTTATTGAGCGGTGGGTTACCGCGGACCCTGATACCATCATTGATACCATACTGGCCGCAGGCACCCCCCTCCCACAGGCTAAACAGGAAGACATATCAGTCGCTTACTCGGCGTGGTCAGAAGACCCTGCGGTAGCCCGCGCGGTGGCACGGCAGTATCGGGTGCCTCCTTCCTTTCATGGCAGCGTTGCCATCTCGGTAAACGGGACTTTCAATGGCGTGGATGACTCGTCTGGAACGGAGATCGGGGCCACCACAGTCAATCGGGATCGGGCGATTACTCCCAACCCAATTACAGCCTACCCCGCGGGCTTCGTCGCTGACCTGAGCGACATCTATCTGATTGATGTCGATGTCCAGAAGACGGCGCTCGACATGTTTATCGTGACCGCTACAAGCATTGACCTGACTGACGGGATCTTTGACTAATAGGGATGATAGAAGAAGACAACGCTATCCCTACTCAACTCCCCCCTCCTTCTCCTTACAGGACGTTGGCTGATGTGGAAGTTGACATCCCTAATGACGCTAGGCCGATGCCGCGGGTCGAGTCGTCGCCTGTTGAATTTGGCCCCTTGATTGAGAGCAACCCTTTCGAGGCGCTGGCTTTTTCCGAGACTCCCCCACAGCCTGAGCAAAACTACCCAGCAGCGGCGTCTACAATACTCTCCCCCTCCGCGTCTATCCCTACATCATACCCCCCGTCTATGACTACGATGTCAGGAGGGCCGGGCACTACGATTTCTCTTACGGTCTAATTTACGGCGATGTAGGCGTTTCTTCTTGCGGCGGCTCAGCCCATCTTTCGGGACGGGCTTCGTCTCACCCGCAAGCCCCTTATACATTCCGAGAGTTGTTGCGCTCAGATCAATCTGAGAAGTCTCCAGAGCCACCGCGTCCTTGAGGGGGCAGTAGGGGAACGCTTCCAGTCGGCTCCCCGCCGTGCAGTTGAAAACCTGCATCCCGACATGGTCAAAGATCGGGGCCAACTCAGCGAGGATGCCCTTAAGTATCTTGTAAGTGTTCTGGTTATTGGTGATCGCGTGATCTGTGCGGTCCTCGGGAAAGAAATACTTGGAGTCTTGGGCCATGTGGAAGTCGCAGCCCACCAGATAGACCCGTCGAAACCCCAGCAGATGGGCGAGACGTAGCGCCACAAGCATCACGGAGCGCCCGCCCCCATGCTCGGCGCTGTTTCCCCAGTTGATTGTCTCCTCCGTCAGGAATGACTCAGATACAAAATGGGAGTTTCTGCGGAATCCAAGGACATTGGGCTGTTGTTTTACCATGCGATCCTCAAAAACCCGCTGCTCAAAGTTGCACATCGGGACGAACTTCTGAATACGGGGGTCTTTCCATATCGAGGGCATGAACCTGTGGGGTGGATCTAAACTAATCCAGAAGTCCGGCCTCAAATTATGCCCCCCGTTGTTGACGGCCATCGTCATGAACCCTGCTTTCCGGAGATCCGGACGTAGCAGAGGGGTTGCTTTTGCCATGCTCGGCCCATTGAGGCAGATGAATAGCCCTTGGTTCAGGTAAAGGTTGACGAGATCGACGGATGATCCGTTCTCGCGGAAGAACATCGGGTTACCTCGGAAGGGGTTGTAGGCAATGTGTTTGAATGGCCCCCGTATAAGGGCTCTTGTGTCGTGAGGATCAGGCATGATGACCCCATTATCGAGCGCCCGTTCCCATCTTTCAAGACAACTTGCGAGCTTGATTACTTATCGGGAAGCCGTATCATCTAGTTATGGCCGCAACCGTCGGATACTTAGAAGCATTGCTTGGTCGATTTGTCCCCAGCGACGATGAGTTTACGGACTATTTGAATATGCTCGGGCCTACGCTCTACGCACTGGGGAACTGGCGCGACCTCGTGGTCGAGAAGGTCATCACGACCGACCACGCCTATGTGGGACTGCCTCGGGGCTACGAGGCTTTGCTGGCGGCCATGATTGGCGGAGTCCCGAATTTGGGCAGCGCCAGATGGCAGGACTACAAAACGGTGGGGATGTCGAGCGTCGGCCCCGCCCCGATCTTCGGGTTGGTCGATGACGGGATTCGCCCTGTGATCATCGATCTGGCGACAGGAAACGCCACCGGAGACGAGGACTACAATTTCAAGGTCGAGCCGGATTCCCCGAGCGCCACGCTTCTTCCTTCATCCGGCACAGTTTACATCGAGTGGATTGACGTAGACGGGGCCACCCAAAGCTCCGAGTTAGCTCTGGACGGGTCCGCCTCCGTCAGCACCACCGAAATCACGGGAGAGGGAGCCAAGGTTGTAAACCAGATTATCTATCGGGGAGTTCCGGAACAGGTGAAGGTGTCGGCTGTTCCGATAACGTCCGGAGACACCTTCGTCATATCTCGGGGACGCCTCGACGAGTTATCAGAATCACGACGCTACCGCTTTGCCAACGAGAACAGCGAATCCAAGGAGGTCACTATCCTGATGAAGCGTAAGTGGGTTGACGTAAAAGGCCCTCTGGATGTTGTCCACCTCTCCACCATGGCTGTGATGAAGCACGCCCTCTTGGGGCAGGTCGCTGAGAACAATTCAGATTTAGATGCCGCCGAGTTTCACTGGTCCAAGTGCCGCGAGCATTTGGAGAACGAGGCCCACCAACACCGAGGAGGCATCCGGATCAAAGTCAACCTCGACCCTACCGGTAACGGGGGGAACCCAATCCTCCACAATTACTAATCCCCTCCCCTATGACCGGCAATAGACTCGCATCCCTCGGACTCATCGCCATGCCCCGCGACAAGGGCTTCTATTTTGTGCTGGAGTTCCCGTCAGGAACCAGCCACACCGGCCGGACCATTGAGTTGTCCATCGAAAGTAAAGCCTCGGGTAAAGTGTTTGAGCTTACGGGGCCCAACACCGAGATCACCGTGGCGTCCGAGGTCATCACTTTCGCGGTGCCCTCATCTACGACGGGGGGCATTGTGTTGTCCTCGATTGAAACTGACGAGTGTGAGTTCGGGATCGATGTCCTTGAGTCGTCTGGAGTTCTGGCGGCTCGGTTCCAAGGCAACGTCAAGTGGCCTACCAAGAGAGGAATGTTTAACGAGTCCTAAGTCGTAGATGGATGTGTCGGTTAATACTGGTCCGGTTGTTGTTAATGTCGGGGCTGTCGTGCCCGAGTCCGTTGTGCTTGGCCCCCTAACCTATTCAGTCAATTTCTCTAACGGGCTTACGGCTACTCTGAATAGCACGCCTTTGATCTCAGTCGGTGTCGCGCAGGCGCAGACTGTCAGCATCAACACCCAAGACATCACCATCCACATCGGCCCCTCGGACGGACCCGCAGGACCAACTGGACCCGCAGGGCCAACAGGAGCAACAGGAGCAACCGGAGCAACCGGAGCAACCGGACCCGCTGGGCTGACAGGGGACACTGGACCCGCAGGATCAACCGGACCCACAGGATCAACCGGACCCACAGGATCAACCGGACCCACAGGCGCAACCGGACCAGCGGGAGCAGATGGTGCAGATGGTGCAGATGGTGCAGATGGTGCAGATGGTGCAGATGGTAACACAGTTCTTTACGGAGCAGTGGCCCCCACGACTGAGGGTGTGGATGGCGACTTTTACATCGACACCGTTGCTGATTACATTTACGGCCCCAAGGCTGGAACTTGGCCCGCAGGGACTTCTATCGTAGGACCAACCGGACCTACGGGCGCAACCGGACCCACAGGCGCGACTGGAGCTACGGGAGCTACAGGAGCGGCGGGAGCCGATGGAGCCGATGGGTCGCCGGATACCGCTAGCGAAATTCTGGCTAAACTCATCACCGTTGACGGCACTGGATCAGGTCTTGATGCCGATCTGCTGGACGGAAACAATTCAACAGCATTCGCAACAGCAGCGCAAGGCACGACTGCTGACGCCGCTTTGCAATCCACCGACATTGATACGTTGGCAGAGATAAACGCGATCATCACCGACGCAACCCTAATTGATACCGGAGACGCGAGACTGTCAGACTCAAGGACTTGTGACGGAACTTTTGACAGTGCGGCAACGGCGCGAACGGCGCTCAACGTCGAGGACGGGGCAGACGTTACCGATACGGCGAACGTGACAGCGGCGGGCGCTCTGATGGATTCGGAACTCACCGACATCGCAGCGGTGAAGGCTTTTGCCGGAACGGCTGACCCAACAGCGCACGCCAGCAACCACACGGACGGAACGGACGACATTCAGAGCGCGACGAACGCTCAAAAGGGATTGGCAACAGCGGCACATATTACGGCTCTAGAGGCGAACACTGCTAAGGCGACGAACGCAACCCATACAGGAGACGTAACCGGCGCGGGCGCTCTCACAATCGACCCGTCGGCGATCTCCGGTAAATCACTCGTGACAGCAGTTGGCGCGGATAAAGTGATAATCTTAGATGCTTCGGACGGCGCAATTAAGTCCGCTTTAATATCCGATTTTGCTTCTGCCGGTGGGGATATGGCGGCCGCGACTTATGATCCGGCAGGAGTCGCGGAGCAACTTGTCGGACTGACTGCGTCCCAATCACTCTCGAACAAAACTCTAGTTGCGCCCGCCCTCGGCACTCCCGTAAGCGGCACTGCTACAAATCTCACTGGCACGGCATCGGCGCTAACTGCTGGCAACGTGACGACCAACGCGAACCTGACCGGACCCGTCACATCGGTAGGTAATGCGACAACAATCGCGGACTCGGAACTGGCTGCGCTCGCTGGGCTGACTTCCGCTGCGAACAAGATTCCCTATTTCACCGGCAGTGGCACGGCGGGTTTGCTGGACTTCAAAGACGAGGACGACTTCGCAAGTAACTCTGCGAGCGCCTTGGCCTCTCAACAAAGTGTAGGCGCTTACATCTCAGCGAATAAGGTCAAAGCGTGCGTATTTGAAGAGAGGCAAACAAAGGGGGCTTCCGGTGGGACATTCACTTCAGGGGCATGGAGAACTCGATCCGTATTGGCCGAAGCGCACGACCCTGAAGGTATAGCGTTTATCTCCGGTTCGTATATGGTTCTCTTAAAAGGCTTATATCTCATTACGTGGGCGGCGAACGCATACATGGTTCAAAGGCATCAAAGCAGGTTGGTTAATGCCTCGACTGCCGCAGAGTATTACGGGTCGTCATGTTTTTCATACAACTCGACAGCATACGGACATGAGCAATCTGTTGGTTCGGCTATCGTGAACATTACAACATCGTCCAATTCTTTCTGGTTGCAGCATCGTTGCGATACGACAATGGCAACCTACGGCTTCGGAGTGGAGGCAAACCTCACCGGAGCGGCTCACGAAGTATATGCGGTTGTAACTGCGCTTCGTCTCAACCCGTAACAATATGGACATTGCACTTTGCGTTGATAGACTTCTCCCCGCTGCGGATTTCGCGCTCGCGACGGACTACGCTGCACTTGTTGAAACATGGCAGGACGAGCGCACGATTCCAACTGAGGTAGAACTCGCCGAAGTGTGGGAAACCATTCAAGCTGAAGAGCAGGGGAAGGACGCACTCGTTCAAGCCCGATCTGCGATGGCTTCAATCTTTGACGCGCTCCCCCTTGTGTCCCAATGGAAATTCAAACCCTACCGCGAAGGGATTGAAGGCTTATTGGACGAGGGCGAAGTTGCTCTAGCTTACCAAGGACTCTCCGAAATCCAAACAGAAACTCAAGAAGAAGCTGACGCTAAAGTTCAGCTTCTCGCGCTATTTCCAAACTAATGAACTGGGAAGAAATCGCTAAAGTAGGAACTGCAAATCTCGCGCTGATTGTAATCGGTGTGATTCTCTGGCAGCAGGTCCAAGCAATCAAAGAACTTGCCGAGGCTCTGGTGATGATCTCTAAAGTTTACACCGGAGGTTAAACCGCTTACTATTAATCGGCTTATGAATCCGCTAGACAAAATAGGGTCCGCTCTCTTCCAGAAGGGGCAGAAGAATCTCGGCAAAACCATCATCAGGACGGCAGGGAAGTTGGTCAAGGCGACCCCCGTTGGCGGGCTGCTCGATGACTTCGGTATCTTGGAAGGGATCGGCGATGCCCTTGGGGTTCCACCTACTGAGTCTGACATCCTCCACACGATTGAGGCGTCATCTCCCGAACAACTGGCGGCGATGTTGCAGACCAAACAACTGGAAGCTGACATCGCCATGGCTGCACTCAATGCCGAGACGACCGCGATCACTTCGGTTAATGAGACGATCCGTCAGGAGGTTATCGCCAACCCTGCGGCTGGCGCATGGCGACCCATGTGGGGACGGTGGTCCTGCGTTGGGTTCTGGTCCTTACTCGGAATACTCACCATTCTGGTAGCTGTAGACCTCATCGCCAAAGATGGGGCGCTCTTGATCCCTCACCTCCCCATGATTCTCACAGCCATTACGGGAGTGATGATTTTACCTGCGTCCATTCTTGGCGTAGCATCATTCCACCGAGGGCAGGAGAAGAAGATCCTCGCTGGAGAAGCCTGACGTTACCATGAAGAACGACGAACTTATCGAACTGGAGTTTACCAAACGGTGGGCAATCAACCAACCCAACGTCCCTGCGGAGGTCAGGGATGAAATCCTCCCATTGATCAATCGTTCGCTGGAACTGCTGACCGGCGCTCCTGATGTGCCTGTCGACACCCCACAGCCTCCAACAAGGCCCGCTCCCGACTCTCCGATCCTCACTGGCAAGGTGGCGCTACTGGTGGGCCACAACTCTGTAAGTCCCGGCGCTTGGGTCGTGGGGAACAGCCTGAGCGAAAGTGAATACGCCTTCCACAACAAGGTTGCTGATCTGATGATCGGGCGTGGCCTTGGTAGCGTCGAGTTCAAGCGGTTCAACCGGACAAAGGGCGGGGGCTACACAAGCGAGATTAACCGAGTTTACAGTCAGATTGATAAGTTTGCCCCTGACCTCACCATCGACATGCACTTCAATGGAGGGGGCGGGAACTACTCGATGGTCATGTATCTGGCAGGAAGCAAACCGTCGAAGGCTGTGGCGGACGCTATGGCAGCCGTGTTCAGTGACGCACTTGGGATTCAAGACAGCCGCAACGCAGGCGATAGCGACAGCATCGTGGAACTCACTTCGGGCGAGAACGGCTACTACTCCATGAAGCGGGCACGTTCTACATCAGTGCTGCTGGAACCCTTCTTCGGAGACAACAAGACTCACGCCCGCCGTGTTGAGGAACTCGGACACTCAGGCTACGCGGATCTCTGCCTGACGGCGGTTTCCGCAGGGTTGAGCGCGCTCCGAAGCAACGGTTAATTACTATGAGCGAAGAGACTGAAGATGCTTTAAAAGCGTGGATTGAAGAGCATGTGCAGGTCATGCTCGATGCCAGCCTTGACAAGAAGTTGAATAAACTGTTTTGGGCTGTCATTGTCATGCTGGTAGGGGGTGTTAGCTCAATAGTTGGCTTCAGTCAGGCGTGGGGCAAGATGGAGGAGAAAGTTGGAACGGTTGAGAGAACTGCCCTGACTCACAAGACCGATACCGGACTGCACATGCCAGCAGAAACAAAGTATGAAACATTCGTCCCACGGGTAGAGCTTACAAACCTGCTGAACAGACAAACAGAGGATATAAAAGAGGTCAAGACTACGATGCTTCGGATCGAGGAGCTGATGCACAAAAGGGTTCAATAGATCCTCTGATTGACTTTATCCCCCTTATTTGATATTCTGTTACCATGCCAAATTATTCACTTCCCAGCTTCGGCAACCACACTATGCAGGCGTCCAGAGAGGACCGCATTAGCCAACTCAGAAGCCAGTCACCGGATGCATTGAAGGCCCAAGCGCAAGGGACGCTGGACGAGATGCGTGAAGCGGGAATGTTAGATGAAAAGGGCCGGTATAGGAGCCCTGCCAACGACCCCGAGAAGCGGAAGTATTTAGAGGGCCTGCGGAGGCAGGCGCAAACAGGTGAAGCACCTTGGGAAGAAGAGGATAATGGGGTGAGCGCCGGAGGAATCGGCGGCGGCGGTGGGTTGTTCGGCCCCTTGGCTGGGAGCCAGCAGCAACAGTGGAGTCGAGACCCCAACAGCACCGCGGCAATTCGCAATCTGCGCCAGTCCTCGGCCAACAGCCCCACCCCATGGAACGCGGCCCCCCTCGGGACGGGGCGTTCCCCGTCCCGCCAATCACGGATGGCTAGCCCTGTGACTTCGGTGACTCCTCGTCAGCCGTCTCGCCGTTTCTAGTAGCTCTAGTAGCTGAGACCGCAAGCGCGGCCCCCATTGAAGCGGGGCCTTTCAGATCGTAAGCCTCGTCCAGCGAGATCGCCCAAGTCTTCCCCCCGCCGTCGCCATGAGAGAGGACAGGGCGATGTTTTCCGGGCTCTTGGCGGAATCCTTCCTCCATCGTAGCGATCCCACGGCGGACAAATTCGACGTTGTGGGAGTGCCCGAGGTGGCGTCCGTCATTGCACTGGACCACGGTAGTCTGAAACTCCGTAATGGTTCCCTGCCAGAAAGGTTCGGATACTGAGGCCCGAACCTGCTTCACGAACCAGTCCACTAGCTCAGCGATACTGGCCCGTGGTGAGTTGTCGAAGGCAGCGGAGACGATCATCGGGTCGATGAACGAGGCGACTCCGAATCGGCTCTGGCCCTTCACGCTGTCGGGCATACTCCAGTCTGCAAGGAAGCGGGCGAAGTGAGGAAGCTCCCGTTCGACTGTAGTCTCTACAACGTGGTTGGGTGGGAACTTCTCTGTCGAGGTGTCCGCGATTCTGACGGCCATGACTTTGTCCCGATTGGATGAGTCCAGCGAGGGGATCACGGATAGGGAATTGGAATCCATGTTCAGGGATAAGATGACCCGACCCGTCCACGGGAGGGTCATCGCGTCCACGTATTTGGCGTGGTAGTCGACCTTGGGGTTGGCCACGGTTCGTTTGATCAGTTCGGTGGCCTTGCGCTGGTCTTGGAACGAGGCCGCCGAAACGGTGTCATCGATGACCCAGAGCCCGCGACCGCAGAGCAGCTTGTTAAATGAAGTCTTACCGGCCAGATAGTCCGACGCGTCTTCGCAGCCCCCGAGCAGCCCGCCCATAACCAGATTGGACAACAGGGTCTTACCACGGCCCGTCGGACCTACCAGCAGAAGGGCTTGTCCCTGTGCCGGATACCTCCCAAGAACAGAGAGATAGATGCGAGCCAGCCATGAGTAGATGTAATCAAGGGTGCAGGGGCCGCCACTCGCCGCCGTATCCGGATCAACGAACAACTGGTTAAGCCAGCCATGGATGAAGGGCCAGTTCTTCGGGTCACCGTCATCGGATGGTAGGACTGGGGCATTGCGCGCGGAGTTCAAAATCCGGAGACTGTTGTGGTCAACGACTCGGTCTTTCTGAAACAGGATCGGGGCAACAAGGTCCACTCGGTTCTGGTTCTGAATCGCCAAGATCGTGTTGTCGATCTCACTAAGTGGCTCATCCTTCTTTGGTTTATTGGAGAACCCTCGCTGTCGGAGTTCTCTTGTCACTTGGCGCTCGGTCACCGTCAGAGGGGAAGCCCCCATCAGTTTGTAGAACGTGCTGCCGTCATACCAGTAGGTGTCCAAGATCGGGGCGAGCTTCTTGGTTTCGTATTCTTTCACGAACTTCGGACCCAAGATCTCTTTCCATGACAGGAAGCCTTTGCCCGCACGATCGCTGAAGCAGGTCACGCCGTCCTCCCGAATCACGCAGCCCTCTCGGTCAATGCCGTCATCGATCCAGAACAGGGGGCCACGAGACCCGACACTGAAATCCTTCTTCCAGCGGTCGGGGAACTGCTTCTCGACTTCCTCCGCGATCTCCGAGATGGGGATCGCGACGTCATCGGTAAGGGGCCGGACTTTGCCCGACGCCTTGCATACCAGACCCTTGACCAGATCACTCGGGACAAAACCCCCGATCTCCTTCCAGTCCTTGCCGATCTCAAAGTATTGATCAGGCTTGAATGAGCAAGGGTCCAGTCCGTAGGTCACCTTCTCAGCGGAAAGGACATGGCCCAACTCTTTGATAAAGGTGGGGTAGATCTCAGGGTCCACAGGTATCGCCTCCTCAAACATCCAGATGATTCGGGGGCACCCCGAGAAGGATGTGGCGATGTAGGTGGGTGGATGGGGGCAGACCTTGGTGACTTGGGACTCGATCTCGTCCCAGTCGGTTGCTCCGTCATAATCGCAGATCAGCCCGTGACAGGTGTGGATCGGATTATCTGTGGTGATCCGCTGGTTGGCGGCGATGCCCTCATTGGCTGACAGGAAAACGTGGTCGGTGGATTCGTCGCCGGACCATTTTCGGAACGCGGCTTTGTTTTTCTGAGCTTCTTTCGGGACGGTGGCCTTTATGGATAAGGACACGGGGTCGGTCGTTTCGGTAGCGTCGTAGCTCCGAAGGTTCTTGATATACCTCATAGTGCGTCGGGGGATCTATGATCCGGCTATTTGGTGTAGACATCAAGGATTTTACCCTCGGCGGCGATAGGAAGATCAGGAATCCACTGCGGAGAAGTGGACATGATTTCCTCGCATTCCGTGAGGCACTGGTCAGCGATGCACTCGTCGACCTCCAGAAGTAGTTCATCGTGAACGTGGAGGATGACATGGTCATCCCACCCAGCATCCTCGACCGCGAGCCACCGGTCCACGAATGTGTCGCGAGCCAGCCCTTGGGCCACGTTCTCCATGACCACGCCACCCCAGCAGTTCGCCCAAGTCTTACGTGAATTACGGATACGTTGGACAAGGGTCACCATGCGGGTCGCCTCCTCCTCGATTACCGTTGTCACCCCGTCGATGACCTGTTCATATTTCCGGATGTAGTTCTCACGCATCCGTTTGATCTTGTTGTAGGAGATGTAGCGCCCCGAAGGTAGCAGGATTTTGTAGGGCCGGAACTGGCTGTGTGCGATAACCAATCCTCTATCATACTCGCCCCACTGGTCGACGACAGGCTTCATGGTCTTGCGGTAAATGGCAACCGCATCCTGCGCTTCTTCATCCTCCAGCCCATACATCATCCCGAGTTTCTTCCAGCCCGCCCCGAATCCGCACCCGAGAACCATAGGCTTGACGGGCTTGCTCCGGAGCTTCGGGTCAACCTCAGAGAGGCGGCCACGATCCTTGGACCACAGGCCGAATCGGATCGCGAAGGTTTCGTAGACATCAGGGGAATCCTTGATTTCCTTCAACATCTCAAAGTCACCCGCCGCATAACATGCGGTGCGGACCTCGATCTGGGACAAGTCGATTGCCACGAACTTCTTGCCTTTGGGGGCTTTGATCAGGGAGCGAAGATCAACCCCGAACATCTCCCCTTGGGGGAGGTTCTGAAGGTTTAGGTTCCCACCGGAGCCTGAGAAGCGTCCGGTGTGCGCTCCAAAATACATCAGGTTCCCATAATACCGACCGTCTTCCATCGTGGAGTATTCGAAAGCCTCCAGCTTTTTGATGAAGGCGTTGACCCGACGCCAGTTGATTGTGGCCCCGATCCACACATATTTCTCTCCGTGTTCATCGATCCACTCTTGGGCCTCGGGGTTGTCCTGTGCTAGAGACTTGGGCGGCTCCAGCCCGTTCTTGCGGCACTCCTCGTTAAATGCCGGACGGCTCAGCAACTTATACTTCCCGTTCCACGGGATGGATTGCTCCATGTCCCAAAGTTGTTTCTTTAGGATCTTGATGTTCTCGCTGATCGCGTCGGCGTCCACGGGGATACCGCGCTGACAGGCGCGGCGGTTGGCGAGGGAAACACGGCGCTCAAACTCGGGCCACTGCTCGTTGTAGTCCTGCCACAGTTTCAGGCAGTAGCGGGAATCATCGATGGCGTAGAGTTGAACCTGCTTTTGAAAGTCCTTGGGCATATCGACCCATCGCTTTCCGGCCATGTTGGCGCGGGTCTGCTTGGAGACTTCGACGTCGTAGGCGTGCTTCACTGCTTGGGCCAAGGCTCGGGGCATCCCGAGGTAGGCGCACATGTCGGCGGAGCAGACCCACTCGGCATAGTCGACCTTCGGCCACCAGCCTTGGTCTACCCCGAACAGGTAAAGTGTCTCATCGAAGGATGCGTTATGGGATACGAGGCGGCGGCCTTCAAATTGTTTCCAGTCCAGTTTTTTGGGATCGCCGACCCAAGTGCTGTCCGCTGAAACGACCGACACCATGTAGGGGTCGAACTTGGGGTGGCTGAAGTAGCCCATCGGCCCGAGGGTCGAGATGGAGCATTCCTTGTCGTAGTAACTTTCAAAATCAATCGCGACGGTTTTCATCGGTATATTGTATGGGTTTAAATTAAGGTTTAGTTGAGGGTGATATTTGGTGCGGGCACGAAAAATCCCCACCGCGCTGGGCACGATGGGGGTCTTAGGTGTTTTATTCTGAGGGCGCGGGGCGCTCCTCGACTGCCTCGGGGGGTGGACCGATCTGGAACTCCAGTTCGATCTTCTCCTTATCAGCCTGAGAAACAATCGAGTCGATCAGGATGTTGTTGGACGCGATTTTGAATTGCGCCTCCATAATGGTCTGCTGCAACTGGCTGCTCTGGTTGACCAGTTCCGTAACCTGACGTTCCATCAGGCGTTTACGGATTACGGGGTCTTCCGCTTTGACGTTCTCCGGTGTGGGGACCAGAGACGACAGGTTGGGACGTTCGTCCTTGGGGAAGTTCACGACCTTTGGTGGGTCTTGAAACTTCGGTTCTTGGGTGGGTGCTTTTCCTTTTGCCATAGTCTTGAAAGTGAAAGGGGGGCGGAGCTTTGTGTCCGTCACATAAGCCGGTAGCCTCCGCCCCCCAGTTGTGCTATCCGCACAAATTAGCCGCCGAACTCCTTGAGGAAGGCGAGCAATTCAGGATCGGTGTGCTCCTCGGTCGGACGTAGCGAAGGCGCATACCACTTGTATTTCCCCTTCTCAACGAGAGTGGACTCGAAGGTCCACACCCGCTCCGTGTATGAAGTTCCGGATATCGTGTTGTATAACTCAAACGTTTTGAGGCGTTTGTAGGTCATGCGGAACCCATCCTTTTGGGCGTAGATGCGGCCCACTGCGTAGCGGGTCTTCCCGACAGGGAACATGTAGACGGACTCGTCTACGTTCTCCGGATCTGGAGCGGGAACGAGGAAGGTAACTTCCGCGAACTCCAAGATCTTATACTTCGATTCGGCGGCGAGTTTGTCGCGCTCGACTTCGGTGTAGGCAACGCGGGGAACCTCGTCGCTATCGTAGTCGATGTCTTCCTTCCAGCCTTTGATTGGCTTGAGAGGGATAACACGGATGGGGGTTTCGGCTCCGACGATCTTGGCAGTCTTGTCCAAAATCAGATCCCCCAAATCACCTTTAATTTGGGACATCTTCTGGACGAGGTTGAACCATGGGATGTCAATATCCTCTGGGTCGATCTCGTAGACTCGGGCTCGTGGAGCGGCAGCACCGATCTCGTTTTTAGACTCGCTGACTACTTCAGCTTTTGCGTCCACCACATCGGCAGTTGCCTTCTTATCTTCGGTTTTCGTTGACATATTTTGTTTTCTTTTTTGGTTTTGGTTTTTGGTTTTCCTATTTTGCTTTGAGGGTGAACCTCTCAGCGGAGGTGCCAATGATACCCGCTTCATCGCAGCGGTCAAGAAATTCCTCTTGTTTTTCTTTTCCTCCCTCAATGAGCTTGGAGATCTTGGTAAGTGGAATACTCACCTCCTCGATAATGTCCGTGATATCGACCCCGAACTTGGCGGCGATCTGCGTGAAATACGCCTTGTCGGACACGTAGCGGGGGGAGCCCATCGAGGCCAGCTTGAGGCTCGGGAACTCGACGCCGTCCTTGGCCATGTCGACCGCCGCCCGCTTCTCCCGCTCGGCCCACGCGATCACGATCTTGGCAACCAAGTATCTTTTCTCGATCTCGGTCGGATCTTGGGAGGTGGGATCGAACTGCAACTTGGACGCAGCCTTGGGGCTGGCGACCTTGGCTACCTCGCAGATCAGCGCACCCATCGCGGGGCAGTGTTCTTCTCGCGCACAGAACCGGCAGTCCACGGACGGGCCTAAGTCACTCAGCGGTGGTTGGCTTAAGGCTTTGCCGTTCTCATCGAAGGTCCAGTGAGCGCGGACCCGACGGGCTTCGCGGATCGCGTCCGAAACTTCCTTGATCAGGGTCGGCAACTCGGTGCGGTAGAACGTGTGATACATCGTATCACCCACTTCACTTCCGTCATGGAACGGGACGTAGAACACGAACCCACAGGATTCCATTTCCGGCTCCTTCTGGAACGCCCCGATAACGTAACACTTGGTCTGCCAGTTAACAGCGGGCGGATCAATGACCGAGACACCGGTCTTGTAGTCCCCGAGCAAGCCTGAGTTGGCGGCGGGCCAGTAGGTGAACCGGTCGCAGGTTCCGAAGGTGGAAAGCCCGTAATCCAATTCGATGTCCAACTGGATCTCAAATTTGTCCACGCGGCCAGCGGGGAAACCGGAGAGGAACTCGTCCTCCATTTTCACGATCTGCTCGTAGATCTCCGTCTCCTCCTCGTCGTGGAGCGCGGACGAATCCCGCACCTCCAAAGCCTCATGGATACGGGTTCCTTTTTCGGCAGCCTCACTGGTGCCTTCCCGCCCCATGAACCCAGCGCACTTCGCTTTGTATTTGAGTCCGGAGGGAGCGTCTTCTGCGTGCCCACGGTCTGAGTGATCGGGGGTCGCCTTATCTTGGTTTTCAGTTTTTGTTATCATGGAAAGAGCGTCCGGTATTTACGTAGGTTCCTGCTTTAGCTTCCCGCCGGACTCGGTGAGCGCATTTACACGATCAGGTTTGAGGGGAGTAAGCTGCCCGCTTTTCCTCCCATTTCATTATTGCAGCGGGCTGAAAGAAATTAGAGTTCCTTGGTTTTGGGGGTGTCGATTGACACCCCGAAGATTTTCCCGCGAGCCTCATCGTCGGCGATGTTCTCCTGCGCGACGCAGATCCGCTCGATGGCGCACATCAGGAAGGTGAAGAGCAGGAAGAGGGCTATCAGGAAGGTGACTTCTCTTGAGTTCATTTTTGGTTCTGATTTTTGGTTTTGTTTTTCTTGGGTGGTTTGATTCGTGGGCGTCCGGTTGCGGTGACAGGGGCGTCAACGTTCAGCCCCTTCTTGAGTCGATACCGTGTGCGGGCGTAGTCCCTCACTTTCTTGGAGCAGCCAGCGCAGTAGACTTTCGTGGCTCCCTCCCCTCGGTTGGCTTTCAGGCGAGCGCACCGGAGACAGATTCCTTTTTCTCGGAGTTCTTTCTGGCGGGCCTTAACGGCTTCGGTTTTCTTTTTTCGTTGCTCGGGAGTCATAGTGGTGATGATGTAAACGTAAAAGGGTCCATGGTCAAGGCCGATCTTCCGGCCCGATAAGGACGAGGAGGCACCGGCTCTTGGGGTGCCACTCACGCCACATGATCTTTCGGTAGGGGTAGACCCCCGCGATGAACCCGTTCCACCACTCCGGCTTGCGGACCAAGGTGTGGCAGTTCGTTCCGTCGGGGAGGTGGTGGGCGGCGGGGCGGCAGGAAATCGCGAACAGCAGATATAGCGGGCCGATCAGGTCAATGCCGTGGAAGGTGCCAGCCACCGAGTCCATCGTCAGGTGCTCGGCGACATCGAGACAGGTCACTAAGTCATATCTCAGTGAGTGATTTATGACGCTCATGTCGTCATACTTCGGGACTGCGGGGTCGTAGCCGAAGGCCGCGATATCCTTGGACCGGAGGTAGCGGACCAGCCCGCCTTTCCCGCATCCGAAATCCAATACGGTTTCAAGATTCCGGTTCTTCATTATCTCCTCGACCCGCTCATGGTAGGTCACTCCCGCGCCATAGCGGGGGCACTCGCGGTGCTTGGCTCGATATTGTTCGATCAGGTGTTCGGTGTCAGGGGTCTTCATGGTTTCCAGAGGTCGAGGGTTTTGAGGAAGGCTTCTGCTATGAACGGAAGGGGCGCGTGGGTCAGCCTCGCCAACGACAGCAGGTCCGACTTCCAGTCAGGCACGCACCCCACGGGATGCTCGCAAGTCAGATCCATGAGGTGTTCCGCAAACCTCCTCATCTGGTCAGGCGTCAGGGTGTTGAAAGCCTCAGCCATCGCGTTGCGGTCGTTGAGGTAGTCGGGGATGTCAGCCGCCAGAGTGCGCTGGTCATCCAACTCCCATCGGGCTGCGCCTAGAAAGGCTTCCGGTTGTTTAAATGACAGCACCTCTCGTCTGCTCTCGTGCTTGAACCCTTTGGCTCCGCACGCTTCAGCGATGGTGATTCTTTGTTCTTCTGGTTTCATTTTCCGTGGAGGGCTTCAAGGTTCTTAAGTTTCCGATTGATGGCTCGCATAACGTCTTCCTCGACCGTGCCCTTGGCGACCATCACCTTCTGGACTGCGTCGGACTTTGCGCCGTTCCGATAAATGCGCCCGAGAACTTGCTTGTAGGTCGTGGCCGAGAAGTCGGGGCTGATCAGCGCCACGCGGGGGTGCTTACCCCGCACATCATGGAGCGAAATCGCAGCGCCTCCGGCCTTGGCATTGACCACGAGCATCCGTTCTTGGTCTGCCTGAAATCTGTCGATGACCTTTTGGCGATCGTCGTCCCCTCCGGCGATCCACGCACAGCCGAGTTTTTGGGACAGGGCTTCTCGGGTTTCAGTGAAATTCACGAAGTTGACGACCGAGAACCCCTGATCAACAAAGTCTCGGGTGTAGTCGTAGAACTCCGGCACCTTCAAGGCTTCGGTTAACTGGCGGGCCCGTAAGATATTTACGATGGCGAACTCAGAATCCTCGACCGTTCCTTCGGCCACAAACTGTTCGACGATGGCGGGGGTGATGCCGAGGTCGTGGTAGATGCTGTTGATCTTGTTCAGATTCTGGAACTCCACCAACTCGACAGAGACACGGTTCCCTTTGAAGGCTTCCGGCATATCCGCGATGGTGACCCGAGCCGCCTGACAGGCGGGGGTTTCATACAACGTGGTGTGGAGCATCTCCAACTTCTTCCGGTCGCGGAACTCCCACGCGTTCCACTCGTTTTGTTTGCAGCCGTGGGACATCATCCACTGTGCGAAATTGAGCCGAGTCCCTTTTGGCTTGTTCAGGCTGTGCAGCCCAAGCGCAAATCCGAGCGCCCTCATGTGAGTCGGGTCTTCGGCAGCGGTGGCGGACATCAGGTGGAGCTTATGCCCCTGTTGGACAAGGGAGATAACAAGCTGTGCGTTCTGTGTGTAGTGCCCGCGACAGTGATGGGATTCGTCGACGATGACCACGGTCTTCGTAGGCAGCTTCCAGTGCATGATCTTCTTCCCGATCTTCTTCATCCATTCGGTGTTGCCCGTCCGGAGCTTCTCGTAGTTGAGGACAAAGAGCGGATCAAGCCCCGCGTCCTCCAGTTCAGAATGCCACGCGCCAATGGCGGCTTTGGGGCAGATGACTGCGAACTTGGTTTCGGGATTGAACTGTTGGAGTTGGTCGACGAGCCAACAGGCTACGACGGTTTTTCCGGTTCCGAGGTCTGAGGTGTCGAGGGTGTTCTTGCCGTCGAGGTGACGGGACAGGAAATGGTCGGCAACTTTCTGTTGGGCATCGAATAAATTTTTCATGTGGCACTTGGTTGGTTTAAGTCTTGACTAGGGTTTTCCGTTTTCGTTATACTCTCTTTACCGAGACTGTTGAGATGCACCCAATCATCACTAAGGTTCCGATGGGTGATCTTTACTGGTTCTCTTTAAAATGTCCATTCGAGTAAACGGCATCCATCACGTTCGCGTGGATAGTGACCCACTGGCGACGATCGACCTCAATCAAACCAGCTAACTCGCATTCGTTGCGGGCCTCTAAATCCAATGTAATTCCCTGACTGTCCGCCGCCTGCTCACAAGCTTTTTCTAGCCATTGTTTTGCTCGGGCGCTCAACCCGTCCAAAAGAGAACAAGTCGGAGCATCCAAGCTCGATAACGTCGTTTGTTTTTCCATAGTCTTTTCCTCGCTGGATGTCCTCAATCGTTCTCCTTTGAGTATTCCCAATCGGGAAGGTCGGGGTATCGCGGATTTGGAATCGGTTCGCAGCGATAGCTTGGGCGTTCTACCACTTGAATTCCGATCCAATCCCACTCTTCTTCCGCACAATCAAAATCCCACTCTTCGCAATCCTCGCGATGCTTACATCTCCACACCTCTAGCTCTAATACCCTATTCCAATCTGGATCATCGCCGATCATCTCATTGCACCAATCCTCGGCATAGTTTTGTAGAAAATCCAAGATTGCATCTTCTGCCGAATCCCCGAGTCCTGTTGCCCACCCATCGCAACTCCCATCAGGACCAGCTATAAACTTAATCCGTGGAGAACAAATCGGCGCACGCGAACCCGACTCAGCTTGGAGTTGATCGGGCGTCTCTTCTTTCAATAGGGTGTCTTTCATAGTTCATCGCTACGATTATTTCCTCGGCTATCACGGCGTAATCCCCAGCCTCGGCTCGTTCTTTCACCCATCGCTCAAGCGTGGCATAACGAGCGGATGGAAATTCTGGATCGAGTTCGGTCATTTCCGCCTGTGGCATATCGGAGGTTACACAACCCCCGCAGAACTGTCAAACGGAAAACTCAACCTTTTAGCTTTCCCCTGCCATATTGGGCAATCAGGTAGGCGTCGATGATCCCGTCGTGGGGAGTCGTCGACCGGTCGGTGGCAAACCAGTTCTCGTCCGGATTCAGGCGACGGGCTTCTGCCTCGGCGTATTCCTTGGTCCGGCCTCGGGGCACCTTCCCGAGCATCTCCTTCTGCCAAACCTTCACATCGACGGTGTGGACCTCGATGTAGTTGGCCATCTCCCCGAGCAGCCGCCCGTAGACCATGGCGAAGCAGATCGCTTGGGACCGCAGGGCGCGGGCCGACTTGGCGTGGAGAGGGGCTTCCTCGATGAAGATGTGGACCGTGGATTCCAGCGACCGGAGCCACAGCACAATCTCACCTACGTCGGGCTCAAGGATCGGTTTCTTGGCGGAGGCCAGCTTGCGTGACACGGTGGGGGTCTTGAGTTTGGAGATCAGCGATCCGTCAAATCCGGATATGGCTGCAAAGCCGCCGCTATTTCCATTATCCATCCCGACGATAACGTCGTCTTCAACTGGGTTCCGAGGCATCTTTTATGTTAGTAGATGACGCGGCGGCCGCAAGTTCTTCGTCTGAGATTTTCAACTCTTTTCCGGCCCCGACCTTGCGGCGGGTTTCTTCCTCCAGCGCCTCGACATCGATAGCGTGGGAGGGTCCAGTCTTCACGGCCCCGTCGGCGAGTTTGTCCGGCACGGTGTTGTTCAGGATATTGATGTCGACGCGCAGCGAACCGCCGGACCCGCCGGAGTTCTTGTTGTCCAATCCGAGACTGCGGCGAACGATCCCGTCGAGTGTTTCGAGTTCCTTGATCGTCCGCGGCGGGGGTATGTTCCCGATCCCGTCCCTGATTTTTTGAATCCCCTTGGTGGCGATGTAGGACTGGTATTGATCGGCCGGTGTCAGAGCTTTGCCGGATGCAGCATCGATCTGTGCGTTCTCGGCTTCGATGGCTTCTCCGCGAGCGAGGGCTCCAGCCTCTGTCGCGGCGTTCAGCAAATCGCGTTGGATCGCGTCACCCACGGGGTCTTTAACTTTCGGACCCACAGGTTCGTTAGGGTCGTGGGCACCCCCGACACGTTTGGGTTTTACCCCCGCCTTGCGGAACCACCGCCGGAGTGTCGTGGTGCTGATTCCGATTTCTCGGGCGATTGAAGCGTGCTTCCATCCTTCATTATGGAGGCGCAGGGCTTTCATTCGGAGGCGGCGCTTGGCTTCGGCGACAGATTTGTTGGAGGTAGACACGAGATCGGGGGGCGGCTAAAGTAAATGACGATACTATGGGACAACAGAAAAGTAAACTGGAACCCCGACTGGACCCAGCGTCAAAGAAAATGGTCGTCGGGAATGTCGCGATCCCCCAGACGTCCTTGCTGACGGCCCTGTTGATGGGTTTTAAACATCACGATCTGTGGCAGCAGAAGGAATACTACTTCTGGAGAATCGCGGACGAGATGTGGAACACTAGGGTGGACCTGCGGAAGCCTTTATTCGATCGCAACCCGTGGTCCGAAAAGTTAATCCGGAAAGCTCTTCAGAATAAATACCTCGCTGTAGGCGGGGCGGCGAACTCGGCCAAGTCCCACACCATGGCCGGATACGCGATCATTAAATGGATGTCCGATCCATCGGATACGCTGGTCCTGCTAACCTCCACCACCTTGACTGAGGCACGGAGACGGGTTTGGGGTTCGGTTATCAAATTGATGTCGGTCATCGAGGACACTGCCCCGTGCAAGATTCGGGACTCCATCGGCTCCATTGCCTACGTGAATGGCAACGGCACGCTGTTTGAGACGGCGGGGTTGGCCCTGATCGCCGGAGAGAAATCGAGAACCCGAGAAGCGGTTGGTAAATTCATCGGTATCAAGGCCCCCACTGTCATCGTGATCGGGGATGAGCTTACCGAATTATCTCCAGCCATTATCGAGGCTTGTATGTCCAACCTCTCCAAGAACAAACATTTGGAGGTGAAGGCGATGGCCAACCCCAGCTCGCGGTTCGATGCCTTCGGGGACTGGTCCACACCCAAGGGCGGGTGGGACACGGTCAATGTTCTGGAGGATGAGGAGTGGGAGACATCGAGAGGCGGACTGTATATAAGACTCGATGGCGAGAAGTCTCCTAACATCCTTGCAGGTAAGGTGCTTTACGATTACCTCCCCACCCAAGAGCAGTTGGACGAGGATGCCGAGGTCATGGGCAAAGAGTCGCGAGGCTATATGCGAATGGTCCGAGCGGTGTTCTTTGACTCCGACGACGAGGAAGTTATCTACACCCCACAGGAACTGGTGAATGGGAGGGGGCAGAACAAAGCCGATTGGTCGGTGGCCCCTACGATGGTCGCGGGACTGGACCCCGGCTTCACGAACGGCGGTGACCGGTGTATTTTGCACTTCGGCAAAGTGGGCTACGAAAGGAACGGATCTTTCTCCTTTGAGTTCGGCGAGCATTTTCTGTTGTTCGATGACGCCTCGGACAAGTCGATGCCTCGAACCTACCAGATCGTGGAGCAGGTCAAACGGATGTGCGAGAAACACGGAGTGCTACCCGAGAACTTGGCGGTCGATGCCACCGGAGCGGGTGCCCCGTTCTGCGATGTCCTCGCCGGAGAGTGGTCGCATAAAATCCAACGTGTTGTTTTCGGAGGGAAGCCGACGGAGAACCGAATCTCGGAAATGCACACCAAGATCGGGACGGACCTGTATATGAATCGAGTCACTGAACTCTGGTATGTCGGGAAGGAACTCCTGCGAACTCGCCAGCTAAAAGGGATGAGCAACGATTTCGTTAACGAGATCGTGAAGCGGGCCTACACGATGATGAAAAGCGGCTCCCTCAAAGTCCAGATCGAATCCAAGAAGGAGTTCAAAAAACGCATCGGCAAAAGTCCCGACTTGGCTGACGCCGGATTCCTTGCTCTGGACTCAGCGCGGACCCGATTCGGGCTCGTCTCGATCACGCCGCCGAAGGAAGATGAGGACGGGGAGTTCCGGATGCCCCGCCCCCGCCGCTCCATCGCCCAACTCAAGGACTCATGGACCTCAGACCTAGATATTCCTTGGGATGGTGCTGCTTGACCCCCCTACTTGAAAACCCCCTATAACTCTTACTATCTTACAGGAACAGATCCTATAAGATAGCAATGATTCTAGGGACTTTTTACCCACCCCCCTCCATAGCCTGTAACCTAGTCCGGAGGGGAGAAAAAAATATAGCTCGGCGGGGGAAAATCGGCTACTGTGGTTGCAGATAATCCGGATACCATGGCAACAACAGCAGAAACTTTGAAGCGCCGGTTGGCGAAGCTCGCGGCGATTCAGGACCCTGATCAACTCGATGCCGAACTTCTCGATGTTCGCCGCCGATACGAAGAGGCCGGTATGCCTGAAATGAACTATCCGCCTATCGCAGACCCTGAGTATCTGAAGCGGGCACGGGCTGAAGCTGAAGCTGAAGCAGATTCTTTGTCCGTCGGCCCTCCCACTGCCGCCGATAGCCCACCTCCCGTAATGGCCCAGTATGACCCTGAAGAGAGTTGGGGTTTTGGGTATGCCCCCGCCGGGGCTGCGGAGCCGGAAGCCGCGGGACCTGATTCCAACCTCGAAGCGCGGCAGGCTCTCGACCGTGAACTTCGGGCCGGTCTGAAAAACCCTAACCAGATGTCCCGTGAGGAGCATAGCAAAACGATGTCGGGCTACGCCAAGAAGGCCGCGGATCTTGGGGTGGACCAAAAGGCATTCAGCGCATACCTGAAGCGCAACCGCTTGGATCGCGAGGACACCAACTCCCTGTCCGCCAAGGCCAACCGCCTTGAAGACAGCGGGTTCGGGGGGCTCGCTGCAAATGCCCGCCTTCAGGCCGAGCGCGAATACGACAGCGAGAACCGCCGCCCGATCGGGGCAGGCCCCAAAACACGGCCCACCAACACGGACCCCACTTCGCGGCTGGCCCGCCAAGCGAAATCCTTCGACAGGCGGGGCATGGACTACGCCGCTCGCGAAGTCGAGAAGGTCGCAGCCGACGAATCTATCAAGGATATCTTCAAGGCGGACGAGCAGACCGCCGTGGATCGCAACCCCGCGATGCGGGAGAATCGGGACCGCCTCGGTATCGAGCAGGGCGAGACGACCTCGAGCTACCTCAAAAGGATGGCCCGTGTCGGGAAAGACAAACGGGACAATCCCGAGGACGAGATCCCCGAGTATGCTGGCGAAGACGAGGACGATGATAACGACATGATGACTCCGGACGCTAACGGAAAGAGCGTCTACAACTTCGGCAGAGACAAATAAATATAATGCCCTTCGACCCCGAACTCGACATCGTTGGACTCCGTGGTGATTACTTCGGCACGGGGGTTACTGACCACCCATCGGAATTTGAAATGTCGGCCCTGCGCCCCGAACAGCAAAACATGCTGATGCGTTCCTACATGACTGACATCGCTCCCATGAAGCGGGAGATGATGGACATGGAGTCTCGGGCGTTGCAGAACCAGTCTCGGGTGATGCAAATTGAATCCCAGAAGATGGCGTTTCAGACCCAGAAAAGAAATGACCAAGAGACTCGGGATATGCTGACGCGCATCCCAACTCTGATGAACGATTTGGGGGAAGCCCGCTCGCTTGCTGAAAGTGACCCCGCCGCCGCAGGGGAAGCGTTGCTCCGCGTCACTACCGAATTTGGTAAGGATTACGCCAAGAACCCTACCGCTCGTGCCCTGATCGACTCCGTATCATCAATCATTGATCGGTCCGTCGCACGAAGGGACGCCAAGAATGAGCGCCTGTATGGGGAGTCTCAGCGCCTACTCGCTTCGGATGACGAAACCCTGCGTAATATGGGGATAGCCAGTGCTAGGAAGTTGGGTGAGGAGGGAGACGCATTGATTGAAAGCATCTCTGCGGCCCGAGCTTCAGGCATCGCTAAAGAATCAGACGCTCGCTTGGCCGCTGAACAATTTGCTACTGCTACTGAGCAGAAGGAACAGAGACTTAAGGATCTCGATCGTTACGAAGAGATGGCTTACAAAATGGATTTTGAAGACCCCGTCCAGAACTTTGAAACTGGAGAGCTAATGCAGGGAGCCCTCACGCAGGAGACCGCATTCAAGCTACGTGGGATGGCTGAGATGCTGGACATCCAAGATCGTTCCGACGACCCCCTAGTGCTACAGAAGCAAATCCTGAGTTCCATTAAAGTGCAGAAGCAACAGGAGCTTGGTGGCCGACGCGGGGGCAAAGTTTTCGGGGGTATGGTCCCAACAGCCCCAACAGCGAAGACAACCAAGTGAGTGCGTTTCTACTCCACGAGCCTAACGTAGTGTTCAACCACATCCCGAAGACGGGAGGGTTGTCGATTCGCCGAGGAGCTTTTGCAGGGAATACTTCCAAGGCCCATCATCTGGCGTGGCCCGAGTCATGGCCCAAGGACCGCAGCTTCTCCATCGTGCGCGACCCTGTAGATCGGTTTAAATCGGGGTGGGCTAACAAGGCACCCAATTTGTCGTTCTGGCAGGTTATCGAACACTTGGATAAGCCGATTAACTCGTGGCCGGAGCAGCATCCCACGGACATAGGAGTGAACATCCGCCACCATCTGTTGCCTCAGACCAGCCCCCAGTATCGCCTCCGGCAGGTGGGGTTCATCGGGTGTTACGAAACCTTGGACGAGTCCTTTGCGGCCATGTGCCAAGAGTTCGGTATCAATCCTGTGCCCGCTTTGCCTAAGTTGAACAAGTCATTTCGCGACCCCGCCAAGGAGAACCTCACGGAATTTCAAAAGCGGGTTCTCCGTGAGTTCTACCACGCCGACTACGATTTCTTGGGCTCGCTTACCTTGGACCCGTGGCAGGCCAACCCGTTGCTCTAGGGTAAGTCAAAAAATCGTTAGTTGCTTAACGGCACCCGTGGAGGTATTCTCTTTCACAAATGCTGCTTGAGCCGAGGCAAAGGTCCGTTGATCTGAGCCCCCGTAGGCAGCCACACGTTGCCTGATGGACCCACTCAACTCTTCCGGAACTTTAGATCCATCGCAGGATCTTAATCTTGGCCTATCCACCCCCAAACCAGAGGGCGACGAAAGTAGCTTCCTGAACTACGATGAGTGGGAGCTTGAACAGGGTCCAGCCCCCGAGGCTGCGGACCCCAAAAATATTTCGCGCTACTCAAACTACGTTCGCGAAACACTTCTGGCGAAGGGGGATTACAACGAGGAGGCCGAAAAGGACATCCGCTTCGGGGCTGCGGCCCTCCTGCAATACAAGGGCATAACGGAAGACGTAGATCCGGTCAGGGCCAACGAGCTTGGGGTCTACGCCCCGACTGAAAAAAGTTTCGAGACCAAGTTTGATCTCCTGCGTAAGGGGACCGACGGGAGCGACCCAGAGTTCGACGTCTTATCGGAGTTCAACGCCACGAAGAACGTCGTCGAGGCCCAAGGGCTAAACGCAGATACCCCTCGGGAGGGTAACGAGATGCTGGGGAGGTATGACGCGCTGAAAATGGAGGCCGAAAAGGCTACCCAGAGCACCGCAGCACTGAACCGAGCCAAGCGCAGGATGCTCAACAGGGGCGACGTAGACTTTATCGAGGTGGATGATGTGGATGAAGAGGGAAATCCGGTCACCCATGTCGAAGTAGCCAACGGCGTAGAGGACAAGGACGTTCAAAAGTCAATTCTCGCGGCCATTAAGGCGGGAACCCTGTCACCGGAGCGGGCTTTTCAGGCCCAGAAACTTACGGAGGATGCTGAGGGGCTGGGACGCCCGATCTACAAGGTCGCCAAAGGGAGTCAGGTTGCCCAAAGCGTTTCGGATCTGCTCACGGAGGGAGGGGATGATTCCCTTTATATCAAACACCAAGCAACTATCACCAAGGGCCTTTCGGAGCACATGGCCGCACTGGATGAGGGCCGTGAATCTGACTTTGATATCGAAACACTGGCTACAGGTATATCCATGGACCTGCGTAAGTCAGGGGTGCTGCCCGAAGGGGCGTCCTATGAACCCGAGGAGATCAAGCTGGCGCTGGAAAAAATTGGAGCCCAAACTGCGATGGCGCGGGGGGACTACGAGTTCTTCACAGAAGAGGGTGAGGTCGGAAACAACATCCGGACCCACTCGGATGGCACCGTCTATGCCCACCCGTCCTTGCTGGTCAATAAACGTATGTTCGATCAGGCGGTTACCGAGCGGGGCAATACACTTTCGGCCACGCAGAAAAAATTGCTGGAATCCCAGCGTGAATACACCCTGAACGCCAAGTTTGATGACTACAACGCGTTGTTGCAGCGATCTTCCTTGGTGGGGGAAAACTGGATTGACTACCGCGCCAAGAAAATGGCCTCCGGTATGTCCAACGGGGCGATCCTTGAGACGTTTCTGGAAGACGAGGACAACTACTCAGCGGTGGCCAACCGCCTCGGGGGTGTAGGCTCCTCCATTGCCGATGGGTTTGGGGAACTGGTTGCCTTTTTGCCCGCCGCTACGGGGGCTACGTGGGCACAGGAGTATCTGGCGGACAATATGCAGGAGAGAGCCGACCGACGCGAAGTCGCTCGGGTGTTCGGGGATGAGTTCGGGCTGGGCCAAGACGTTGCCGAAGCTATCGCGCCCATGCTTGTCGATCTCGCGGCTACCGCTATACTCGCTCCCGTGACTGGTGGTGCCTCGGCCCTCGGTTTTGCCGCCAAGCAGGGAGGGAAGCTGACGTCCAAGGGGGTTATTAAGTCGGTTGTGGGTAGGACACTTATGAAGGAGGCGGGGAAGGAGTCTGCTCAGACTGCCGACCGCGCATTGCTTACCGGCCTGATCAGATCTTCGGTTAGCCCCAAGGACGCCACGAAGTTGATCGACGACTACACCAAGCTGATGTCTAAGGATATGTTCGGCAATATGTCGGCGGTGTTCATCTCGTCGGCTAACCGTGCTGGGGGAGCCAACTACGGCTCGATCTATAACACGCTTCGGAATGACCCCGACTCCAAGCTGACTCCTGAAGAGATGCACCAGACCGCCCTTGGGGGTGCGTTGGCGGGGGCTGCCGTAACCGGAATAATCACCACGGCGTTTATGGGCCTCGGGCACGGAGGTGTCGAGGACTTGATTCTTGCAGGAGCTACTCGCACGCAAGCCAAGGCTGTGCTGGCTAAGCTGGCGAAGGTAGACGACATCTCGGACGAGGCTTTCAAGAAGCTGGTCAAAAGGCAACTCAGCCATGCCTTGAAGACACAGGGATTGGACAAGGGCAGGAAGCTCGCGCTCCCCGCGTTCGTCAAAAACGGCCTCGACGAATCCGTGGAAGAGGCGACCGACCAGTTCGTTAACTCGTGGGTGGAAGAGTCGTTTACCGGAGAGGACCGGATGTCTATGGGGGATCGTTTGTCCCAGACGTTCCACGCCGGTCTGGTCGGCGGTATTCTCGGGGGTGGTATGACTGCCACGATGTCCGGCGTCAACAATCTGCGCTACGACCAGAAAAAGATCAAGGCGCTCCAACTCCAGAAAGTAGAGGACGACTTTGTTAACTCGATTACGAAAGATCTGGAAAAGAGCGGTTCCCCTACAACGGCAGCCGTTATCCAAAACCTGTTACGTAAAGGGGCGACGGGCAGGATGAAGGTCAAAGAGGGATACGGCGACGAAAATAACACCGTTTCGAGGAACGACGCTGTGCGCCTCATCATGGCCCAAGCTACTCCGGAGGAACAGGCCGCTGTGCAGGAATCTTTGGCGCAAAAAGTCCCCGTGGTTACGCCCATTGAGGGGGTGACAGAAAAAGGGCTGGCTCACTCGGAGATCATACAGGCCATCGAGGCCATCGAAGACCCCAGCGTGGATAAGGTAGCACTGGCCGCAAAGGTCAAGGCTGAGTTGGCGCGAGATCGATCGGTTGCCCGTGGTGAGGGCGATACGCCCTTGGTCGCTGAGGAGGTGGCGATGATCGTGGAGGCGCTCAACGCAGGAAAAGACATGGCTGCGGACGTCGTGCTTGGCCGCGTAACTGAAGAAGGCGAGTTTGAGATAGACTACGAAGGACGGGAGCCGGTGACCGGACCTCCTCAGATCTACCGTCGTGATGACCCCATCACTGAAGAAGCCAAACGCCTGTTTAATTTTCAGGCCATGGAGGAGGAGTTGCAATCCCCGATGCGCCCCTCAAGGACGGTGCCGGAAGAGTATAGCCCCTCCCCTTCTCCCGCAGCAGGGACCAGTAAAAGGGCACCCAACACGGACAACACCGCGAAGGACAAAGGGCTTACCCGCAAATCTGCGGAAGCCATGTCGACCCACAACCAGACTAAGTTGGATAAGTTCAAGCGGATGCGGGACCGGACGTCGGAACAACGCCGTGGTGTGAAGACTTTCCAAGCCGCTTACGAGGAAGGGATGAGTAATGTCGAGGCCGCAATCCGCATGGAGCGAGCCGACTCAGCTACCCCACCTGTGACAACCGAAAGTGCGGACACCACGATTAGGAGCAACGTCCTCGTCACGCCAGAGGCTGAGGAGATCACGCTGGAAGACGGTTCTGTTATGGGGAGGGGCGACGTATCCCCCGCTTGGATCGCCAAGGCCAAAGACGTAGCCAAAAAGGGCGCGAAAACAGTCACCCAACACAATCCCTTTCCTAATGACTCTCAAGCCAAGGTCGAGATTAGCAAGACCAAGGCCGGAAACACCATTCGCCGTATCACTGTTGAGGGGCAGGCTACCAACATTACCCTTCAGCCCGTTAACGGGGGCCGTGGCCCATGGGCTGTCCATGTCAGCGGTAGGCCGACCACAGCTAAGGGTTTTACGGAGCCTTTTGCTACGCAGCAGGAAGCAGTGGATAAGGTGTCGTCGAGTGCCGCGACTATCGGTGAAGCCGGAGGTGGTGTGACGACCCGCGTTGTGGTTTACCCATCCCCTTCAGAGATTCGGGCCACGACAAACCAGATTCTACGCGCCGAAAACCCGAACGCACCCTTCGTAGCCAAGAAGGTAAAGGCACCTAAGACACGGAACAAGTTCCTCAAGGCACTGTTCAAAACTCGGGCGGGTAAAGATCTTATCGAATATGTGAATAAGGAAGGTGGGGCCATCGTTGTGGTCAAGGACCGCGCCGCGCTTGAGGAATACCTCGGTCGCAAGTTGACCTCGGCGGCCCCCAAGGAAGGTTCCAAGGGTCATCGCGGACTGGTGACTGAGCACAAGGGCGTGCCTACGTTGTTCATCTTTGAGGACCGCGTGAACAATACTCCCGAGGGGCTTGAGAAATTCCTCGCCCACGAAGCCCTTCACATCGCCACGCGTGCTTTTCAGAAGGACCATCCTGAGATGTATAACGCGGCGAAGGACGCGCTTCAGAACAACCCGTCGTTCCTCAAGAAGATGAAGTCGGTCTATTTTGGTTTTGATAACTTGACCCCTGAGCAACAGTTGGCTGAAGTCATTGTCAAAATTGCCGAAGGGAAAGTT